AGGATGATAAGAAAACAGTAAATAAAAAAGTAAGAGCGGCTAAGAAGCTGATTAGAAAAGGCAAAAACGTACGCGGTCATGCTAGTGTTAGAGCCACAGTCCAAGATGAAGTAGGGAGACAGCACAGATATGATTCTAGTAATCCCGTAGTTAAGAAATTAGGTTCTTCTCGCTTAGTTCAGAGGAAATACAAGCAAGAAAGAAAATCCTTAGCAAAAGCCCAAGTAGGAAAACGAGTCCATAAGGATTGGGTGGGAAAGCCTAAGTTTGACAAACCTGAAATTCATACTAAGAAAACCGCAAAGAGTGCAGTAAAGAAAATAAGAAAAAGCTATATAGATGACGCTAAAAAGACAACAAAAGTGGGTAAGGCAAGCGCAAAAGTCACTAGAAAATCAATGAGATAATGCCTAAAAGCCGACTTAGAAAAAATAGAAAGGTGAAAGCCAGAAGTAATGCGGAGAAGAGTATGAATGCTCCCCCAGGACTTTCCTATGGATTAACCTATGGCAAAGATATGAATAGTCATATTGGAGGAACCCGAACACAATTAGCACAACGACAAAGACAAAAAAAGTAATAATCATGGACAAACAAGGATACAACTCAAGACTTGATGATTCCCTAGGTGCAAAGCACAGAGGCAAACACAAGCAAAGTTTAAAAAGTCGCAGAAACGAAAGTAAAGCGATGTCGAAAAAAGATGATGGTCATGCCTATGGTGGTGATCAAGGTATGAAGTACCACGGAGCTGGAGATCATATCCGGGCGTTAATACGGAAGTAGATTACTAGAATGGAATATTGGCAGGTCTGCCATTCTTCAATTTAGGATTTGTTTCTCGGTACTCTTTATTCATAGCGATAAGAGCATCTCTATGCACTTTATTGCTATAGGAAGATGCTTTAGCATAGAACATAGGATTGTTAGGCTTTTGATCTGATGTCTCGGTTCCGAGCATCTTATCATATATCGAGGCTATAACCTTTTTCCCTTTATATGACATATCGTATAATGCCTTTTCCCTTTTTTGTTTATTCGGTTTCCTCCAGACTCTGATCCATCCCTCCTTTAGGAGTTTCTTAAAACGATTGGTATCCCAGGCATAAATGCGAGTAAAGAAATCAAAATCCGTTTTTGAGAACAAGCCCTCGGAGTAAATGAAAAACAATAAGTCCAGATCGCTAGATGTTAACTTATACTTCGCCTTGGCCCAATATCTTATTACCTTATAAAATTTCATAAAATTCTGGGGTACTTCGGTGCGACTATAGAGTCTAATTGTTTTCTTTTGGAACTTCATCTAAAACAAAAATACAGAAAATAATACTATATTTGTTAAATGAAAGGTCTTGGCGATAGCATAGAGAAATTCACTAAAGCTACGGGCATCCATCAAATTGTAGATAAAGTTAGTGATGGCGATTGTGGATGTGCCAAGAGAAAAGAGAAATTAAACAATATGTTTCCATATACAAACAAAAACAAAATAACATATCATGGCGTATCAAAAACTCCAAACGTATCGGGCGTTACCAGTAATATATAGTGACACGATCAACATACCAAACATAATGACATTAATATCTGGTGGTGCTAACGATACCATTACTGCAAGTAAATTGGAAGATACTACTGCCAATTTTATAACTGACAATGTAAAAAAAGGAGATATAGTAATGAACACTACCACCAACACCATTGCGGTAGTTACCGAACGTGATAGTGCAACCGTACTCTCATTAAGTGCCGATATCTTTTTAGCCCAACCCAACAATTATTCCATCTTCCCTGACAACAATCAAGGATGTGTTTTATATATTGGTGGAGCAGGAAACATCAATGTCCTTACTGCTGGGCATGATGAACTAGTCTTTACAGGAGTATTGGCAGGAACGTATTTCCCGGTTCAAGTATTAAAGGTTCTAACCACTAACACAACGGTAGCCGCTAATACAATCAATGCATTGTGGTAAATGAGTGTTGGAATAGCCATATCAATTGGAATAGGTTTATCTACGGATGCTCCTGCCATTGTGCCACTTGATCCCGATGCCGATGCTTTCATTATAGCTGCCGGAATCACGGATCCCACAGAGATAAGTGCAATAAATACTTTAGTTGAAGATTTGAAAGCAGCCGGATTATGGACATTACTCCAAGCCATCTATCCCATAGTGGGAGGAACTGCCGCTACTCACAAATTCAATTTAAAAAATCCCCTTGATACTGATGGAGCCTTTAGGCTTACATTTGCCTTGGGGTGGACACATGGGACCACAGGCATGACTCCTAATGGAACATCATCTTTTGCCAATACCCATTTTGATCCTAATAGCGATTTAGTTAGTTATACTTCGGGTACAATGGGATTTTATTCTAGAACCGCCAACGCTACAGATGGGGTAGATTTGGGAGCCACCACGACTGTTGGCAATATATATATACGCCCTGCTAGTGCTACACTAACATTTCTTTATGGTAGACCACCTACTAATGCAATCGGAGTTGTTATTCCTACCGATGGCTTTATTGCCAATGTTCGAGGAACTAGTACAGTGTGGAATGGATATCGTAATGGGCTTAATGTAGGAGCGAATCCTGCTGCTATGGTCCTCGCACCTGTCTCTGATGCTTTGTATTTAGGAGCAAGGAATAATGGGGGAGCAGCAGATTTATTTAGTGATAGGGAATTGGCATTTGGGGTTTTAGGGTCTCGCCTTAATGTCACTCAGAATCTTAACTTATATACAGCTATTCAAGCTTACCAAACAACTCTTGGTAGAGCAGTATGAGAAATGTATTTAGAGAAACTAATACATAAACTAAAGATGGCTCCTTGTTTTGGGCGTGACGATAAAAAAAACGTAGCGATAAATATTAAGATATGCGAGATGCAAATCAAAATACGAGACAAAGATGAGGCTACTAAAAGAAAATCTTAAAGCTTGTATGCGAGTATTTTTAAATACTTCAAGGCAATACATTAGCAGATTGGAATCTCTTAACCAAAAAAAAAAAATGACTAGCAAATACACTTGGATACTAGACCCAGGTCATGGAGGAATGATAGATGGAGAATACCAAACAAAGGGTAAGCGTAGTCCAGACTTCTTGTGGGGTCAATATTTTGAGGGAGTTGGGAACCGAGAGATAGTAAAAAAATTATTAGCGAAATGTAAAGAGGCAGGAATCTTGGCAATTGATGTCGTAGATACTGAAGAAGATATGCCCTTGAGTGAGCGAGTGGAGAAAGCGAACATTCTTCATCGCCTCCACAAGAATTGCATTTATGTATCTATACATAGCGATGCCTTTAATAAGGAGTCGGCTAATGGATATTCGGTATACACCTCTCCAGGAGAGACTTTAAGCGATCCCATTGCCGAGATATTTATAGAGTCTATGACAAATGAGTTTATGGATCACACATTACGCATGGATAAGAGTGATGGAGATAGGGACAAGGAGGCACAATTTTATGTCCTACGAAATACTAGCTGTCCGGCAATCTTAATAGAAAACTTTTTTATGACTAATATGCGAGAGTGCCGATTACTTCTTGAAGAGGAGTTTCAAGATAGGATTGTCAACTGTCATATGAAAAGCATAAAGCAGATAGAACAATAATTTTTCATATCTTTGTGTAAAAGATGGATTATTTCGCAGAGGTAAGTGCCTATATGATTTTTATTTTCATCTTGTTTGCGTTATGGCACTATTGTGAAAATGAACAAAATAAATAATTATGTTTAAAAAACTATTTGTCGAAGCAATACCAAGTGTGGCACAAGCCATTGCCGGAGTATTAAAAGACCATAAAGGAAAAGTATCTTCCAAGAGAGTATTTAGTGTACTGGGAGGAGGATCATTAATAACTATAGGATTAACGATTATCGATACAGGCATTGAATCCCAAAACGATAAAGTCCTATATGTGGGACTGGGGCTAGTGACTCTAGGCGTAATAGCCGGACACATTGCCTCATTTAGCATTAAAGAAATATCTACAAGTGGAGATCAACCAAAATCACAATAATGGCAAAGATAAGTACATATCCCACAATTAGTCCTCCATTAGGAACGGATCTATTAATTGGGACCGATGTTGCAAGTGCGAACGCAACTAAAAATTTTCTTATTTCCGATATTATAGGATTAGTACCTACATATGCTCTTACCATTAAGGATGAGGGAGTTAATGTATCTACTAATTGTACTTCTATCGATATAGTGGGAAATAAAATTACTGCTACGGCAGTAGGAGCAGCGGCTACCATTACGGCATTGGGGCCAACCATTACCGATGAGGGAGGAGCAGTAACTACAGATTGCGTATCTATAAATTGGACGGGGCCAAATACTAGAGCCACGGCAGTAGGCAACGCAGTAACTGTTACCAATGAGGGCTATACTGACTTGAGGCTTACGACTGCTATAAACAAAATACAGATTCTATCAATAGGAAGTGGTGGTCCGGCAATTGAAATAGTACCAGCTCCGGGGCCAAATTTGGCTATTGCAGTAACTGGGATATTTATCGAAGTATTTGGTACAGTAATATATGGAGGCACTACTACGGGATTAGATTATTTTACGGGAGGAAGCGTACCCATTCTCCAAACCTTACAACTCTTTAATTCTACCGTACCTAAAATGTTTTATAACACCACACATCTTCAACCCGGAGCAGCATCAACTTCTATTTTAGAAAATACTGCCGTTACCATAGTAGCCGGGAGTGGAGGAACGATCACCGATCCGGGTGGGGCAGATGTAAATTTAAAAATCACAGCACTTTATCAAGTAATAGATGTATAATTTTTAATAAATCAAATCAAATCAAATGGAAACTCCTACAATGGAAACCGAGGACTTAAAAGAATTAAGGACTCTTAACGAAGAATTCGTTAAAACAAGAATGAGATTAAGCGATGTAATAGTTACCCTTTCTCGTCTTGAGAAAGATAAGGTTGCTCTTATTACCGATATCGAAAATAAAGCCGCTAGTTTAAGTCAGATACAGGCAGGACTTGAAGCTAAGTATGGCAAAAAGAATGTCAACTTAGAGACAGGAGTCTTAACGGAAGTATAATGTATATACGTAAAGTTGCCATTGGGCCAGACTATAAGTCTGGGGCGATGCATTATGTTCACGGCAATACTATTCAAAAAGGATCTTCTTATGTTATCCATGCCATTCAACGCCTCGACAATGGTAATATAAAAATATGGATAAGCAAAGGTAAAGAAGTGGTATTGTGGAAAGAGTTCAATGCCAATATGCCCTATTCTATAGAATATAATATATCTTTTACCTAATGCAGTCTCCTTATAATTTTATTATAAAACCTAAAGGAGGAAGAAGATATAATAATATTAACGAAGATGGCTTAGTGATAAGCACCTCCCAGGAAGACCATACGGTTACTAATCGCTATGGAATAGTGGAGGCTATCCCTATGGGATACCAAGGAGGCATAAAACGAGGAGACATTCTGTTGGTTCATCATAATGTATTTAGAAAATATTATGATATGAAAGGACGAGAACGCTCTGGCCCCTCCTATGTTAAGGATGATATATATGTAGTATACTGGGATCAGTTCTTTTTATATAAAAGTGATGGTCAATGGAAAGCCCACAACCCGTATTGTTTCATTCGCCCTTTACCCAATACCGCTTTAAATTACGCTAATTTTAATGTTGAAGAGCCAAAGGAATTATTTCTTATTGGAGAAATTGCGTATATTAATGACCAGTTAATTTCTCTGGGATTGAAAGTGGGAGATAAAATATCCTTTGCCCCAGAAAGCGAGTACGCTTTTGAAATTGAGGGAGAGAAATTGTATCGAATGTTTACAAGAAATATATGCCTAAAGTTATAGATATAAACGACTTAAAGATTAAAATTATTGAAGCCGGAGAATTAGCTGTCCGGCAATTGATAAAAGTTGCTCGTGAAGAAATAATAAAGCCAGATCCCGAAGATGAACTGGCAGCTGACAGATTGAAGAATGCCGCTGCCACGAAGAAACTGGCAGTATTCGATGCCTTTGAGATTCTTCAGCGTATCCAAGATGAGAGAGCGATATTAGAGGGAGATCCCTCTGCATACGAAAAAACCCTTGCTCAAGGATTTGCTGAACGAAGATCACAATAATGGATAAAGGGCTATATACTATAATACCAACTCTTACTTCTGCTTTCCCCATCCCTAACACGGTTGTTAAAAACAAAAATCGTTTAAAGGCATGGAAGTATGGATATAATGAGAAATATGATATTGTCATTATCTCCAGAGATGGAACCTTGGGAGATATCTACGAGATAAATGGCTTTAGGATAGGACTACCGATGCCCCCAAAATCTTTACCTAAAGGTGAGGGTCGATGGGTACGCAAAGAATATCCCAAAGATTTATCCCGGATTCGGACTATATTTGACTGGAACAAAAGGGATAATATCTTTAAAAGCAAATGGATAGATTATATCGAAAGAGAATATGAGAAAAGGGAAAAAGGATACTGGCTATATAATAATAAGGAGCCTACCTTTATTAGTGGCACTCACTATATGTATCTCCAATGGACAAAGATAGATGTAGGTCATCCGGAGTTCCGTGAGGCAAACAGAATATTTTATCTCTTTTGGGAGGGATGTGTAGCTGATTTTAGATGTTATGGGATGTGTTATCTCAAAAACAGACGGTCGGGATTTTCTTTTATGAGTTCTGCAGCTGGAGTACATACTGCTACCATTACTCGTGATGCGAGAATAGGCATTCTTTCAAAAACGGGAGCCGATGCCAAAAAGATGTTTACAGATAAGGTGGTTCCAATATCTAATCATTACCCATTCTTTTTTAAACCCATCCAGGATGGGATGGATAAACCGAAAACAGAACTAGCCTTTCGTGTGCCTGCCTCCAAGATTACTCGAAAGAATATGTTTGAAACGGAAGATATGGCAATTGATGGTCTGGATACCGTTATCGATTGGAAAAATACTTCTGATAATAGCTATGATGGAGAGAAACTATTGAGGCTCATCCATGATGAGTCGGGGAAATGGGATCGACCAGAGAACATATTAAATAACTGGAGGGTAACAAAAACGTGTTTAAGATTAGGCAGTAGGATAGTAGGTAAATGTTTGATGGGATCAACCTCTAATGCCTTGGATAAAGGAGGGGAGAATTTCAAAAAACTATTCGAGGACTCTAGTCCCGATACAAGGAATGCCAATGGACAGACAAAGTCTGGACTCTATTCCTTATTTATTCCTATGGAGTGGAACTTCGAGGGCTTTATGGATAGGTACGGATGGCCCGTACTGACTACCCCAGAAGAGAAAGTCGAATCTATAGATGGGGGATTCATTTCTCAAGGAGTAGTAGATTACTGGAATAATGAAGTTGACTCTTTGAAACATGATGCCGATGCTTTAAATGAGTTTTATCGGCAGTTCCCACGTACCCAGGCTCATGCCTTTAGAGACGAAAGCAAGAATTCTTTATTTAATCTAACGAAGTTATATCAACAGATAGATTATAATGGCGATTTAATTCCCGCTCACGTTCTCACACGAGGGACATTCCATTGGAAAAATGGAGAAAAAGATAGTGAAGTAATATGGAGTCCTGATAGAAGAGGAAGATTTTTGGTGTCATGGATACCCCCTCTTCATCTTCGCAACAATGTATTAGAAAAAAGGAATGGCAAATATGCAGGCAATGATCATTTAGGAGTGTTTGGATGTGACCCCTATGACATTTCTGGCGTGGTAGTAGGGGGAGGATCAAAAGGTTCTCTTCACGGACTGACCACATTTCATATGGATGATGCTCCTACCAATCACTTTTTTTTAGAATATATCGCCCGTCCCCAAACGGCAGAGATATTCTTTGAGGAAGTTTTAATGGCGTGTGTCTTTTATGGGATGCCAATTTTAATAGAGAACAATAAACCTCGCCTCCTTTATCACTTTAAAAATAGGGGATATAGGGGATTTTCAATGAACCGACCGGACAAGCCTAATGCCAAGCTATCCAAAACGGAGAGAGAACTGGGAGGAATACCCAATACTTCTGAAGATATAAAGCAATGCCATGCCGCAGCAATAGAATCCTATATAGAAAAATATGTGGGGTATGATAGCGAGGGGACATATAGAGAGAGTGATGAGATGGGAGATATGTTTTTTACTCGTACATTAATGGACTGGGCGAGATTTGATATTACTAGGAGAACGAAGTATGATGCCGCCATCAGCTCCGGACTCGCCATAATGGCAAATCAAAGACATATTTATAGCCCCATTAAGAAAGAATCAAAAATAAGCGTTAAATTTGCAAGATACACCAATAAAGGATCAATAAGCCAAATTATAAAATAATGAAATATTCACCAATTATTATTAGCCCCTTATCCTTTCCTGGACAACTAGCCTCTGATAGTGAAAAAGCCTCACCCGACTTTGGGTTACGCATAGGACAAGCTATACAGTTTGAATGGTTCCGGAGAGATGGCAACACCTGTCAATTTTATAATCAATGGCTCGAATTCCATAGACGGAAACTTTATGCTAGAGGGGAGCAGTCGGTTGCTAAATATAAAACGGAATTTGCCGTTGATGGCGATATGTCCTACTTGAATTTAGACTGGACACCTGTCCCCATCATTCCCAAATATGTAGACATTGTAGTTAATGGCATGAATGATAGACTCTTTACCGTCAAAGCCGAGGCAGTAGATGCTATGGCATCGGAGCGAAAGTCGGCATATCAGAATATGATTGAGGGAGATATGATAGCTAAAGACTTTTTATTGCAAACAGAAAAAGATTTTGGGGTCAATGCCTTTAATGTCCAAGCCGATAAGTTGCCCGAATCGGATCAAGAACTGGCTCTTTATATGCAAATGAATTACAAACCGGGAATAGAAATAGCCGAAGAGGAGGGTATACAAACCCTTTTAAAGGAGAATCATTATGATGATATTAGGCGTAGAGTAGATTATGACCTCATGGTGTTGGGAGTGGGAATGCTTAAACATTCATTTTTGCCTAATAGTGGAGTACAAATAGATTATGTAGATCCGGCAAATGTAGTATATAGCTATACCGAGTCTCCAACTTTTGAAGATTGCTTTTATTTTGGTGAGGTAAAACGTATCCCCGTTTCAGAACTTATCAAGATAAATCCAGAAATAACTGATGATGAGTTAAAAGATATAGTACAACTAGGGTCTGCGTGGTTCGATTATTATGGGATATTACGCCCCTATAGAGACAGTATGTTTGAAAAAGATGTGGTTACCCTACTCTATTATAATTATAAGACCACAAAACATATGGTCTATAAGAAAAAATTTCTAGAGAATGGGGGTGAAAGAACATTGCGTAAAGATGAAAACTTCAATCCCGAAACTGATGATCAAGATAGATTTATAAAGCAAGAGCGTAGAATTGATGTCTGGTACGAGGGCATAATGGTATTAGGTAGTAATTATCTTTTAAAATGGGAGTTAGCAAAAAACATGGTCCGTCCACAATCGGCATCGCAGTTTGCATTGCCCAATTATGTGGCTGTGGCCCCCAGAACATATAAAGGAGTCATTGAATCACTAGTGAGGAGGATGATACCTTTTGCCGACCTAATTCAAATGACCCACCTCAAATTGCAACAGGTATTGCAAAGAGTGGTTCCCGATGGAGTATTCATTGATGCCGATGGCTTAAATGAAGTAGACCTTGGGACTGGGGCAGCCTATACTCCGGAAGATGCTTTGAGATTGTATTTCCAAACTGGTAGTGTGATAGGAAGAAGTTTTACCCAGGATGGGGAATATAACCACGCTAAAATTCCCATACAAGAACTTAATGCTAATAGCGGTCAAGCAAAAATCAAGAGTCTAGTAGAGAGTTATAATCACTATCTTAATATGATAAGAGATGTAACGGGACTTAATGAAGCTCGAGATGCATCTACTCCTGATCCTAACTCATTAGTAGGTCTTCAGAAATTAGCGGCACTTAATTCTAATACGGCTACTAGACATATTCTGGAGGGTAGCTTATTTATTACGAAGAGATTAGCCGAAGCTTTATCCATTAGAATGGCAGACATATTAGAGTACTCCGACTTTAGGGAGGAATTCGCCAATCAAATAGGAAAGTATAATATTAATCTTCTCGAAGATGTAAATAAATTATACTTACATGACTTCGGAATATTTATTGAAGTAAGTCCGGATGAGGAGGAGAAAGCCCAATTAGAATCCAATATTCAAATGGCACTCCAGAAAGATAGCATTAATCTCGAAGATGCCATTGATATTAGGTTACTTTCAAATTTGAAGTTAGCCAATGAATTGCTTAAAGTAAAAAGAAAAGAAAAACAAAAACAAGACCAAGAGGCTGAAGAAAAGAAAATGCAGATGCAGTCACAAATAAATATGCAGTCACAACAGGCAGCGGCCCAAACGGAGATGCAAAAAATAGAAATGCACACCCAGTCGAAGATAAAGATTGAACAAGCCGAGGCGGCATTCGAAATAGAAAAGCTTACCGCAGAGAAGAACCTCAAGCAGGAACTTATGCAAACAGAATTTAAGATGCAGATGCAGTTGAAAAGACAAGAGGGAGACAATTTGCAGAATCGAGAAACGGAAAGGGAGAAAGCTAAAGATCAGCGGGTATCTCAACAAAATACCCAGCAATCACATCTAATTGACCAACGCCAACAACGGGGGCCGACTATGGATTTTGAGTCAAATGAAGACACACTAGATGGCTTTGATATGGCTCAATTTGACCCAGGTTAGGAAAAAGTAAAAAAAATTTACTAACTTTGTTAGGTGGATACTAAATACTAAAATTAAATCTAATCTAATATGGCAGAGTTTCAAGTTAAGTCTCTTGACGATACCGACACAAAGTCAGCACAAGAAATTGAGGCTAATCTTTTAAAGGAAAAAGATGAGTCTCTCCCGGCTACCGAAACCACGAACGTGGAAAAGACGGAGCCAATTTCTAAAGACCAAAATGTCACTACTGAACCAACCACAGATGAAGCACCCCTTAAAAAAGAGGAACTTGATCTTAATGAAAATAGCGTTCTTTCATATATTAATGATAAATACGATAGAGAAGTTAACTCTATTGATGAACTCTTAAATACTGAAGATAAGGATGCCGACCTCCCAGAGGATGTCGCAGCTTTTATGAAGTATAGAAAAGAAACGGGACGAGGGATAAATGATTATGCTCAGTTGAGTGTTAATTATGATGACTTTGACCCGGACAATCTTTTAGCCGAGTACTGGAAACAAACTAAACCTCATCTTGATGAAGAGGATATTAAGTTTGAGATGGATTCAAATTATGGATATGATCCAGATTATGATGACGAGAGAGAGGGTAAAAAACGTACGATAGCTAAAAAACAGGAACTTTCTAAAGCGAAAGAGTATTTCGAGAATCTGAAAAAAGAATACCTAGTACCAGTAGAGTCTGCCGGGGCAGGTCTTTCGGAAGATGATCAGAAAAGCTATGATGCTTTTAAAAAGTCAGCCAAAGAGTCCAAATCTCAACAAGAACATACTCAAAAGAGGCAAGAGTATTTCGCAACAAAAACAAATGAATTGTTTTCTGAAGACTTCAAAGGTTTTGAGTTTTCCATAGGAGATGATAAAAATGTTGTTTATAAACCTGGTAACGGGGAACAAATGCGAAATTCACAAGCTAATTTAGAGAAGTTTGTTAACAAGCACATCAATAAAGATGGATTTGTAAATGATGTTGGGGAATATCATCGCTCATTAGCGGTAGCTTTAAATCCAGAGGGATTTGCAAAGTTCTTTTATGAGCAGGGCAAAGCAGATACTATAGACAATGTAACTAAAGAAACAAAGAACATTGATATGGGATCAGTTCGATCTGCTCCAGAGAGTGTAAATACTGGAGGCTTTAAGGTAACCAATATGAGTAATGAGAAATTGGGTTCCAGGCTAATAATACGATCAAATAAAAATAATTAAAAATTGAAAACAAAAAATTAAAATATTATGGCAGCAGGTGTACAAGCGGTACCGGGTTTTGAATTAACCCCGTCCGCATCGAAAACTACTTTGCCTACTAATTATATAACCAATTTCAACTTCTTGAATCAGTACTTACCTGATACATATGAAAAGGAATTTGAAAGATATGGTAATAGAACGGTAGCATCGTTTTTAAGAATGGTGGGAGCAGAACTACCCACAAATTCAGATATGGTTAAATGGGCAGAACAAGGCAGATTACATACCAAGTATGTAGGAGCAGAAACGGCAATAGCAGCAGGTCCAGCAGCAGGGCCAGTCGTGTGGCTTACTGGTCCAGGAGCAGGAGGAACAAATCCTATATGTAACTTCAGAATTGGTCAAACAGTTTTTCTTTCTGAAGATGGTGGAGCAAATTCCAATAAAGGTATTATTACTACTGTAGGTGTAGGAACAACTGATGAGTTTACCGTAGCTTACTACGAGGCAAATCAGACCATTCCGGCAGCAACTAGTTGTAGTGTCTTCGTTTATGGCTCTGAATTCAGAAAAGGAGATGGAGGGATGATAGACTCTCTAGATTCTGAAGATATCTTCTTGGATAACAAACCGATCATCATCAAAGAAAACTATACTGTAGCAGGTTCTGATATGGCACAGATTGGATGGGTAGAAATTACCTCTGAAAATGGAGCCACAGGATACTTATGGTATTTGAAATCTGAACATGATACTCGTTTGAGATTCGATGACTATCTTGAGATGTCAATGATTGAGGGTGTTCCGGCACAAACAGGTTCTGGAGCAGCAGCGTTCTTAGTGTCTTCAGCATATCCCGTTGGTTCTACACTCCCACAGAGTGCAGGTACTCAAGGATTGTTTGATGCTATAAATGCTAGAGGTAACGTATTTGGAGGTGGTAACCCAACTTCATTAGCCGACTTCGATGCTATTATCCAAAGACTTGATAAGCAGGGAGCCATTCAGGAAAATGTGATCTTCTTAAACAGACAATTCGGATTCGATGTCGATGATATGTTAGCGGCCCAAAACTCCTACGGAGCTGGAGGCACTTCATATGGTCTTTTTGACAACGATGAAGATATGGCTTTAAACCTTGGTTTCCACGGATTTAAAAGAGGATATGAATTTTATAAAACTGACTGGAAGTATCTTAACGATGCAACTTTAAGAGGTGATACCGATGGTGGTGGAATTAATGGGGTATTAGTCCCAGCAGGTTCTACTAGCGTTTATGATCAGATTCTTGGAAAGAATGCTAAAAGACCTTTCTTACACGTTAGGTATCGAGCATCTGAAACTGAGGATAGGAGATATAAATCTTGGATTACAGGTTCTGCAGGAGGAGCGCAGACTAGCACCATTGATGAAATGAATGTTAGTTTCCTTTCTGAAAGATGTCTTTGTACTCTGGGAGCGAATAACTTCTTCTTATTCCAGAATGCAGGAGGAATTTAAGTTTAGTGTGTGATAAGTAGATGGGAGGGGTTAAACCCTCCTATCTTTTAATTTAATCAAATCAAATCTAATTATGTTACAGAATTCAACTACAACAAAATCTAAAGATAGGATCTATCGGTTAATAACCGATGCTACTCCTATATGTTATATGTTACCAACGAGGCATACTCATAGACAAGCCTTATTGCATTATGACGGCACTACCAATCGTGCATTACGATTTGCTACAAATCAAAAATCCTTTTTTGAAGATGAACAAGATGGCAATGCCATTTTAGAACCTATCATTTTTGAAGATGGCTCTTTGATAGTTCGCAAAGGCGATATTATCCGGCAAAAGTTTTTGACCATACATCCTCTTAATGGGGTAGTATTCGAGGAAGTTAATACGGAGCGTGATGCCCAGGCAGAACTGGAAGATATGAATATTGTTCTTGATGCCCAAGTAATGGCGAAAGAGATGTCTATTGATGTGTTAGAGGCAATAGGTCGAGTGATGTTAGGTCTTCATGTCGATAAAATGTCTTCAGCTGAAATACGCAGAGATGTATTATTATATGCAGAACGAAATCCAGAGGACTTTATGGAGATTGCCAATGATCCTAAATTGAAGTTAGATAATACGGCAGCTTTATTATTCCAAAAAGGATGGCTCAGAACACGTAATAAGAATCGTGATGTCTTTTTTAATATCGATGGCAATAAGCGTAGGATGTTTACCGTGCCGTTAAATGAGCATTGGGTAAAGGCAACAGTTGCGTATTTTAAAACCAATGAGGGCATTGAGGCATATGAATTGCTTTCAAAGTTATTAGAAGAAGATAAATAGTTGTATATTTATGCAAGTTTTAAAATTTATAAAAAAAATATAAAAAAATGGCAGATTTTTTATCAATAGGAATGAACACTACCTTAGAGAGTGGTGCAGCAACTTCTACAGTAGCCTCTGAACTTAATGACACGGCAGCAACATTTGTTACTAATGGTGTTAATGTTGGTGATATTGTATATAATACCACCGATGATACTTCGGCAACAATAACTGTGGTAGATAGCGAAACGGTACTTACCTTATCAGCTAATATCATGGCTAACACCGAAACATATGTGGTAGTATCAGCAACATTAGAAACGGAATATTTGATTTCTTCGAAACCAATTTTCGCAAATCAAGCCTCTACTACTTCATGTGTGATTAGCTATGCATCACCTGCTTTGAATACTTGTACTATCACCCATTCAGCAGGTGATTTACAACAAGCTATCCAAACTGCAATGAAATTAGCGGCCTCTCATAGTTCAGCACCTGATTCGGCAACTGATGTTGTCAAACCATCAGGAATGTCTTTGGCAATAATTGCTTTCTCCTAATCGAGATGTAAGATATAATAAGGGTGTTTTGTTAAGAACTCTCTTTAAGTTATCTTTGTCATATGAACAAGTATATCTCCATATTTGTTACTGCCGCTACTAGCTATACTCAGTATATCATTGGTAGCAAAGTGAGTCTTGTCCAACAGGATAGTGTCACTAGCACAACGATCTATTTCACTAATGCCCATTCCTATGTGGATTCTGCAAGTGCAGATGTTACCACAGGAAAAGTAGTCATTACCCACGCTGATGATAGTACTGCTAATTATCCTCTTAAAGATGCGATAATGACGGCAGTATTAATAGTCAATGCCGAGGGGTTTGATGATAGTAGCCAGATGGTGGATATGCCTACTATTGCGGGAGTGCCAATAACGGTGACGGCAATAGTATTCTCGTAAATAGGGAGTTTTGTAAACGAGACTCTTTTTTTTTATTATCTTTGTGTAAACGATGCCTCTATGATAAACGAAGTGAGAAACACGGTAATGGCTACCCTTAATAAAGATAACAATGGGTATATTACGCCAGAAGAATTCAATCTTTTCGCTCGTCAAGCTCAATTAGAAGTGTTTGAAGAATACTTTTATGACTTCAATGCATGGACAAATAAACAAAACAAAAGGCTATCTAATAGTGGATATACTGATATCCCTAAACAACTAGAAGAAGTTATAGATACTTTTTCTCGTACCTCGCCTGCTCTAGCAGGAGTAGCGAATTTATTTACCTTACCGACAGACTGGTATTACATAAATGTGGTTCTCTATCAAGGGATTACCCCAGTAGAGCGAGTACATCATAATAAAGAGCAGTATCTATTAGCCTCTAACCTAACGGCTCCCAATCTTTCCTATCCAGGTTATACTATGAATGGGGCCACTACAACTCAACCAGGAAATAGCATTACGGTATATCCGGCAACGATTTTGAATCCCGACATTACGATAAAGTATGTAAGATATCCCCTCGATCCGAAGTGGACATTTAATGTGGTAGGAGGTTCACCCATCTTTAATATCGCTGCTGGGGATTATCAAGACTTTGAGATGCCGTACTCCGATCAGACTACATTAGTATATAAGATATTACAACTCGCCGGGGTGAATATTAGAGAACCAGAAGTAGTACAGTTTGGAACTCAAGAAGAACTCATTGAAAATCAAGAAGAAAGCTAATGGCATATATATCAGCATATCAATATTATACGGCAGGGACAACACCTCCCAGTAGCACTAATTGGGGGTCTTACCAATATGTTGGGCTTACCGATATTGTCAACAATTTTATGTTAATGTATGTCGGTGATGACAAACTAATAAACAATTTAAATAGATACAATGTTCTCTTCCACGCCAAGCGTGGCATTCAAGAAGTAAATTATGATGCCCTACGGAGCATCCGAGTATTAGAATTAGATGTCTGTGATGATCTGAAGTTTATTCTTCCTCCAGACTATGTTAATTATGTTAGAATATCCGTAGAAAAGAATGGGGTTTTATATCCATTACATGAGAACACGAAAATAAATTTCTCCACAGCATATCTTCAAGATAATAAATGTCAGGTGATGTTTGATCAGCACGGAAATGTATTGGAACCAGAACAATCAGAATTAGATAAAGCTCGACAAGCAGGTTTGGGACAAACGCCATGTATGATTCCTGGAGCCATGTATGGGCAGTATGGATGGGAGGTGAATGGATTATGGTATTTTGGATATGGTTTTGGATCTGCGTATTTTGGTCTTCAAACTGAAGAGGCTAATATAAATCCATCTTTTAGGATAGATAAAGCCGGAGGGGTTATCAATTTTAGTTCCGGAGTTAAGAATCAATTGGTAGTATTAGAATTTATCTCCGATGGTATGTATAATGGAGATGATACACAGATAACCATTAACAAGTTAGCCGAAGAATATTTATATAGTTATATAAAATGGGCAATACTCGACAACAAACTTGGCATTCCCGAATATACTGTGAGGAGAGCGCAGAAAGATAAGATGTCTAACCTGCGAAATGCAAAAATTAGATTAAGTAATCTTCATCCCGGTAGGCTTTTACAAAATTTACGGGGAAGAGCCAAATGGTTGAAGTAGATGCCTAAAATTATACGGAACTTTATAGCGGGAATAATGAACAAGGATTTGGATGAACGCCTTATCCCTAAAAGTCAATATCGCCACGCTCTTAATGTAAGCATCGGAACCTCCCAATCGTCTGATGTGGGAGCCGTAGAAAATACCAAAGGAAATATAAATTTAAGTAGCTTGTTTAGTTCTGGTGATAATGCTCTAGCAATTGGAGCAGTACCAGATGAGGCTAATAATAAGATCTATTGGTTCGTAGCCTCAGATAATTCCGATTATGTTCTAGAGTATAGTGCAATAACTGGAAGTACAACTATTGTCCTACAATGTAACAAGCCTAGTCCTACCACCCCTAGTATTTTAGGATTCGATAAAGGCTATGTTATAACTGGAGTAAACACCATTAGAGGATTAATGTACTGGACCGACAATTTAAATGAACCTCGTGGCATTAATATCGATACGTGTATTTCTAAGACCACCACGCTCGGAGCTGATTGGGGAGGTGCATTAAGGGAGAGTGATATTCTGGTAATAAAAAAGCCACCTTTACATTCTCCTACTATCGCCTTGAGTGATAACGGAACGGCACAGAACAACCTATCAGAGAAATTCCTTTATTTCTCCTATCGATTTAAGTATGCCGATAATGAATATAGTGCTATGGCTCCATTTTCGGCAGTCTGTTTCGCTCCTCTTATTTATTTTTATGACTATGGAGTAGGCAATAACCCATCTATGGTTAACAAGTATAACCAAGTAAAATTAACTTTTGGCTGTGGTGATGATAGCGTAGAGGAAGTACAACTATTATTTAGGGACACACGAAATATAAATGTAAACGTAATAGAGTCTTTTAAACGAGAGAGCCTAGTTAGTAATCCTACATATAACTATAATGGAGGGGATAATACGGCTCAATTTGATTTCAATAACAACAAAGTATATACTTACTTGTCTCCAGATCAGTTAGGAAGATTATTTGATAATGTTCCATTAGCCGCCTTGGCCCAAGAACTAGTGGGTAGCCGATTGCTCTATGGCAATTACCTACAATTCCGAGACTTAACTTTATGTGATGGCAATAAGATAAACTTAAATTATGTCGTGGACTTTACTCCTACGGCAGGGACTTTCCCTGATCCACAGCAAAGTTTTCGTAGCGATAGAGATTATGAGATTGGCATCGCCTATCTCGATGATTATGGGCGTATGACTACCGTCCTTACCTCTGATGAGAATACGGCATATGTAAGTCCCGACTTTTCCGATTTTAGCAATGATTTGACCGTAACCTTTCCTGCCGGAAGTCAAGCCCCATGTTGGGCTACCTCATATAGATTCTTTGTAAAGCAAGATAAGGGTGATTATTACAATATATTCCCTATCACTTTCTTTGAAGACGGAATCTACAGATGGTTCTTATTGCCGTATCCAGAGAAAGATAAAGTTCCTGTCGATGGCTATGTTATTGCCAAGAGCAATTTAGCCGGACCAACGCATAGCAATCAACAATATAATGTATTAGAACTCACGGTTAAAGGGAAAGATTTTATTAATAATGGCAACTATCAACCCCCTGGTCTATATATGAAGATAAAGCCAGATGCCCACCAATTTTTACTTGCCAACACTTTTCAATATACCTCATTAGGGCGTGGCTTTTCTGCTACGGCATACAAAGGAGGGTGTAGTGAAAATTCGGTTGATTATTATGGGGCAGCAAGTGCGGGTAATCTTTATGCTAGTGACCCTATATATTATGGAGGACCACTAGGTTCGGCTCAAGGTACGTTAATTACTTTACAAAATACATTTTGCGGTGGCAATTGCAATTATGGGGAACCTACCCGAGATCAACGATTCATTATAGAGATTGAGCCTAAAGTGATGGTGGCAAATGTTCTACAACCCCATACATTTAAATATTCGGTATTTAGAGATGGGGGCTTAACTACGGTGGCATCTAATCAAACTATAACTCCTCAAGTGCCGTATGCTCTATTAAATGCTCCGAGTGGTTCTCATGTTGCTACGATAAAATGGGTAACGCCCACAGCCGATCCCGATGCAGGAATGACCACAGGAGACTCGTGGAGGATAAATTGTTACGGCAATGGCATCATAGGGCCGTTTGGTGGCGATATGGCGTGGCATGGCTCTACTCAAGGCAAAGACGATACTGCCGGAGGCTTTGCTATTATCCCAGGGAGTGGATGGGCAAGTACTACGGATAGGGCGATTGAGGCAGGAGCCATCATTAGCCTAAAAATTAATGAGTCCTATACTAGTAGTGGTAACAATTCTGCCGCCCAAGCGACCCAAGATTTTATGTCTACGGCACGATATAAAAATATAGAAGAATGGTTTTATGAAGATAAGATATATCTCCAATATGTGCAGTACGATGATACCTCCAATATGGGAGCAAAAAATGTGATATTCCGACACGGACAGAACTGGCATTGGGTAACGCAAGGAGGACAGATGGCAAACCAAATAGATTGGACATCTGCGACTGGACCATCACTACCAGCTTTTATGATCATAGGAGGATTTGGGCAGTCACCAGGAAATAATTGGACTAAGAAAGGGGCGTGTACCCGTAATTTTATATCAGTAGATTTTACTATCCAACAATCGGATACTCCAACTATATTTGAGACGGTTCCCAAGGAAGTGGATAATGATATTTTCTATGAGATGGTAGACACTTATCCTATAGATGTAAATCACTATCATGGAGATACAAGTGGCGTATTCCAAACGGCAGTTGCTCCCTTAACGATATCTTTAAATGATGCTAGTGATCCTAATGGTAATTTCAATTCCTTTTCTTTTGGAAATGGACTGGAAAGCAATAGGATAAAAGATGCATTTAATCAGACCACTCTACAATATAGCCCTAGAGCCAATACTATTATTGAAGATTATAGGCAGGAAAGGGTAGAAGAGGGGCTTACCTATAGTGGTGTATATAGAGATTCTTCGGGCATAAATCAATTGAATGAGTTCAATCTTTCTAATAGCAACTACAAATATCTAGATATCTTTTTTGGTAGTGTACAAAAACTTCACGCCAGAGACACAGATGTAGTGGTATTCCAAGAACATAAGGTATCTAAAATCCTTTATGGGAAAAATCTTATTAGTAATGCAGTAGGAGGGGGTAGCATCACTACCAATCCTGAAGTCTTGGGTACACAGATAACGTATGCCGGAGAATATGGTATAAGTGAAAATCCCGAAAGCTTTGCTTATTGGGGCAATACGATGTTCTTTTCCGATGCCAAGCGAGGCGTTACCTTACGATTAGGACTAGAGGGCATCTTTGAGATTTCCTCGCAGGGTATGCGAGATTGGTTTAAAGACCTATATACCACCAATATAAATACCCTCAAATTGGGATGTATGGATCCTTACCATGAGCGATATATATTATATTCATCCAATAGAGATGCCAAGCCCTGTATATTAGAGGTGAGCAGAACTTTTATTGGAGTTGACAACAATCAACATCTATCTTATTTAGCTTTTACTATCACATCAAATACTAGTTGGGATTTAGTTGCCACAGATGATGGCTTTGGAACGGGATGGATCAATGGGTATCCGGCATCAGGGAATGATAACCATGATATTATAATAAATATTGATGCCAATGTGACCGGAGCTGACCGTAGTCTTACTTTTGAATTAACAGGATGTGGGCAGGGAGACGAGGCTACCACTATCATTATAAATCTATTTCAAGCAGGACATAAAGAATTAACCTTATGGGCCATTGTTGTTAATAACCCCGGCGATGTAGGTCTAACCTCTAGTCAGGGATATACTTATACCAGTAATACTTCCCCACCGTGGTCATCTATTGACACTCCTTTTCTAGCATCGGGATTGTCTTTATATAGTAATTTCTATAACTACCCTGGGATATTCCCTCTACCCGTGCCGGGAGATACTATTACCATGACGGCTTATGCCGATACTGGAGGGGGAACCAAAAAACCTTTTGTTCCTACTGCCAATAATAGGCTACGATATTTAGTTTCCAGTACTTCTTATACCCCTACTAACTCTAATGACCTTGCCGATATTTTACTTCTTAGCACTCCTATTGCTGCTATTCTAAGCCCGCCTTTGGAGTATAATGGCACATTCACTTATCTGCGACCTGCTAATGAAGAGTATCTATATTTAGTGTGGGACTATAGAGATACCTTATTTTGTGATGAGGGAGCCTCATGGAGAAATACTACTGGAGAATTAGGAATCCATCATCTTCTGGTAAATTATGGCTTGGATATTGGGCCAGTTGGCATCTCGTATGATGCGAACACAAATCCTACACGATTTACCGTACATTGGAATAATATATTGTGTATAGATACTGGATATGTAGGCTTGAATACGGCTGCAAATGTGACTGATTTATTAGCAGCGGGAATCCCTCAAAGTGAAATAAATTTAGTCTTTCCATATGATGGTTTGGTTGATAATGGCACAGGGACTGCCACTTTCGTTAAAAGTCTCACTATCCCTGAAGAGGCATCCGTAACTATTTACAATCCTATTCCTAGCACAGGATGGACCGTAACGGCAATCTGTCCTGAACTGACTCCTTTTTGTATTAATACCCATAATGCTACTGCTCCATCTACTTCCGATCAAGTATGTGAATATACTTGTAACACCACCTATTATCACGATGGAAGTGGAGCGTTGCCTACTATTGGGGATAGGGTCTATAGCGACACTAAAGGACTACACCCTTATAATGGAGCGAATGCCTATCATGCAACGAGTGTTACCCCTGGACCATTACAAACATGGATAGTGGTAGATGTTAATGGAATGGTCATTGATGAGGGCGATTGCGTGTGTAATGAAATCGCTCCTCCCGTTATTAGTCAAGGGGATTTATCTTTTACTATTGGAGATATCGTGGGGCAAGTTATAACCGTGGCTACGGGAAATCCTTTTCTATTTACCTTACAAAGCAATTGCCGTATATATAATGTACAAGGAGGGGCTAATGGAGGAACAATTGAGGGGGTATCATGCACCACTAATGCTTATGCTACTTATCCTGTGATCGCAGCTAGTTCTGGCCCCATGTGTTTTGATTCTTCCCAACCTATAAATCTTACAGGAACGGTATCCTCCAGTAGTAGCGGTCAAGTGTGTGTAGATGAGGTGTTCCCTCCCGGAATCACATTTGATCCTGCCACCGGATACTTTTCGGGTTCTCCTACTCAAACAGGAACGTGGACGATAACCTTAACGGCAGAGAATTGTTTTGGGGTGAGTACGGCTCATGTATTTACCATTACAATTTACGATACTGGAGTCATACAACCTACTAACATGACCCCAGAGGGGGCGATTAATGGGGGCGATGCGTGTGACCTAACAGACATATTTAAGCTATTTTATTTTATCCATAATGGCTCCTCGATGATGGGGTATCCTCAAATTAATGATGTTATATATATCGATTCCCTTTGTACGCAGACCTTTAATGGGCAAAACTTATGGTATAAATTGGATAATGATACCGTTATTCAAGTAGACTTTAATGGGGTGGTAATAAATGTCCATAATTGTGCCGAAAACACTACAACGACTACTAGCACTACCACTACAACGACTACTAGCACCTTTCCTCTAGGTTGTTATTGGGATGCCCGCCTATGTGGAACCACCTATGAGGCAGTAGTATTTGACCCTGATCCTTGTAGTGGGGCTATAGCGCCAGGGGATATAATAAAAACCACCGATGGTAATTGTTGGGAACTTATTGCACTACGCCTAACCGAGTACTATCCTTTCTATACCATGATTACCCCCATAGTAATATATGCCTCATGCGTATTATGTACGGGAACTACCTCAACTACAACTACGACCACAACTACTACCACGAGTGCGCCTCTAGTAGATATCGATCTCTCAGATTTAGGATTTAGTGATCAATGGGAGGCGTGTGAATATGTAGGGACATACACGGGATATTGGCATAATGGAGATACTCCACTTCCAGAAGTGGGAGATTTTATATATACTGGTCCTCTTCCATCGTCATTACTATTTAATGGACTAGGAAAATGGTATGATGTTCAAGGTGAAGATTATTCAATTGAAATAGGGGTAACGGGTCAAGTCCTTGAAGTGCATAACTGTAGCGACACTACCACTACCACCACAACTACGACCACTACGACCACTACGACAACCAGTACTAGCACTACTACCACTACCGCTGCTCCAGTATTTGTACCTATACTGGCTACTTATGGCTTATCATCGGAGACTGCGTGTGAATCAACCTCTTATGATACTTACAATGAAACAGGTGACTGGGGTCTTCCTGGTAACTATCTATATGAATCGATAGCCCCAGACTTAATTTTAGCTACCGCAGGATGGTATAGAAAAGATGAGACATCACTAGCCTTTGCATGGGATGGGACACAATGGACTGGAGATATAAATGAATGTCCAGATATTGATTTAGATAAAACAACTGAAGCCGGACTTACCAAAACAATGGAAGATGGCTCCGATAAAACATTAGAATAAAAAATCTTAACTTTGTAATATGAGTAAAACTAGGACAAAACAAAAAAATGGGGGTAAAGGTGGCTTTAGGGAAACATTTGCAAGTGCCAGACAAGCAGGGAAAAAAAACTTTGCGTGGAGAGGTAAAAGATATACTACTGAAACTGCGGAAGAAAAAGGAAAAACAATGAAGCCTAGCAAATTAGTAGAAGCTGCTACTAAATCTGATGTTACATATGGCAAAAACCCCACTAAGTCTAATAAAGAAATAAAAGATTCTTATGAAAAATCTATGAAGAGTAGGTTCAATAAAGACTACGATTCTGTAAATAAATCCGTTTTGCTAGGATCAAAGGAGTTAGATAAAAAATATGGAAAAAAATAAGCTATGACTAAAATAAGCCAATATGCATCGATGATTACCCTTTCTCCGGATGACCTTATAGATGTGTCAGAATGGGATGCGATAGGGTCTGTATTTAACACCCGATCATTATCGTATACTAATTTACTAGCCAGTTTAACTAGCGACTTGCCATTAACTGATAATAGCATCTATGATACTGATGGAACGCTTACGGGACCAAGGGCCGTAAATGGAGGAGGGTTTAATCTAGAATTTTCGAATCTTCCCCTCTTTTCAATTGGAAGTGACCTAGCCGTGGACACGAACACTTTATATGTCCATAGTGGCACTAATAGAGTAGGAATAGGAACTGCTACTCCCGGATCTAATTTAGATGTTCAACTCCCTGGAGCAGGGTCATTTATAGTAGATAGGATAGCATCCTTTACTCGAACATTGTTGACAGGCTCTGATGATAGGCTCATAGAACTCCAAGTCCAAGATACCACTTCCAAAACATTAAGCATTGGCATTCGAGGTACTAACGATGCCGTAGGAGGAGTTGCCTATGGCAATCTTGGTGACTCATTTATGTATAGTGGTGCTAGTGCTAATGCTTTAAATATCATCTCCCAAATTGGAGGCAGTACCGATAATATAGGCTTATATGCCGGAGGAGATGTGAGTAGCTTACCTAATGCCGATCTTCATATACACGGAAATGGGGCAACACGAGGGTATGTAGGAGTTAACACCGATGCTCCCACGGAGCAACTAGAGGTAGCAGGGCAAGTAAAAATAACTGGAGGCGCACCCGGAACAGGCAAGGTTTTAACAAGCGATGCCGTAGGGGTGGGTAGTTGGGGAACGGCAGAATACGCACCTACTATTGCCGTACAAACGATTAGTGCAAGTGCATCTATAGGGATTAATACTTTATATTTAGTAGATACTTCAGGACAAACTTTCACCACTCCCACCGCTGATCTTTCTCTGACGGGGAAATCATTATGGGTAAAATTTATTGTAGCAGGAACGTGTAGTGTAGCACCGGGGGGAGGAGGGAACATAGATGGATTAGCCTCATACCCTATAAACATTCAATATCAATGCTTTCAATTTATTTGTAGTGGAACGGCATGGTGGGTTGCCTCAAGTAATACATAAAATATGTTATACCTATCTGCTCAACCTGCGACTGATTATTATGCGTGGCAGGTAGAAGTATACCTCACCAACTTTATTAGTTGTGGTATCAATCCCTCTGATATTCTGGTGGTAGCAAGTTTTGAAGATGCCATCCCCCAATCGTGGCTACGCCTACAATCTCATTACGGGGCGAAGTTTTATTTTTATAAAGATACTCGGCTTGAAAAACGATATATACCATCCATTCAACCTCACATCCTTGCTAAACACTTTGAAATATTTCCTCATTTGGGTAAAGAAAATATTTTCTATCACGACTGCGATTTTATTTTTACTCGCCCTTTTGATTTTAGTCCTTTCCTTAATGATGATGTGTGGTATTTTTCTGATACCATATCTTATATTGGAGCATCATATATCAAAAGTAAAGGCGAAGATGTCTTCTTAAAGATGTGTGAGCTGGTGGATATCGACCCTAAAATAGTTGAAGATAACCAGATGAACTCTGGAGGAGCGCAGAAGTTGATAAAGAATGTCAACGCCAAATACTGGCGTGATGTAGAGCGTGATGCCAACAACTTATATATGGGACTGGGAGATTTAAGGAATAAAAAAAAGGAGGATGACATATATGCCATTCAAATCTGGTGTGCCAGTATGTGGTCAGAACTATGGAATGCGTGGAAGAGGGGTGATCAAGTACGAGTCCCCAAGGAATTTGACTTTGCCTGGGCAACGTGTCCTACCTCCAAATGGCAAAAAGTAAACTTTTACCACAATGCCGGAGTAGTTGGCCCCAACCATAGAATGTTTTATAAAGGTAAATATGTGGATAAGTTGCCCTATAGCGACAATGTGGATATTGAGGAAAGTCGATGTTCAATATACTATTATGATTGGGTAAAGAAGACAGGTAATAAAACTTGTCTGGAAAAATCGTTAACTTTGTGATATGGCATTAAAATTTGGAAGAAAAAAATCTATGGGTCCAGGCGATCCAACTATTAAGGTAGGAACTAGTCTAAAAATAAGGGGTACAGTATCTTATGCTACAGGCAAGTTACCTCAAAGACCTAGCAGTCAGCCTCCCCGTGATTACACAAAACCTAAAAATTGGATGTTTAGCACAACGAAACCTAAAGCAAAAACTACCCTTAAAAAGGGGTTGGGTGCTGCCGTTGTAAGTGGTGCAACTATGGCGAGACCCCGTAAGCCTAAAAAACATATTAAATACAAAAAAGATGGCAAAGTGATAGGTACATCGAAGTATAAACAAGGAGAGGGGAAAGTTGGTGTAAGAGAAAGATTTAAAAGAGATAAATAATATGGCACAATATACCCTAACATATTCTCCCCGAGCGAAAGGATGGACATCATTCTTCTCTTACTATCCAGACTGGATGGTAGGACTTAACACTTTCCTATACTCCTTTAAAGAGGGAGATATATATAAGCATAATGTTAATCCTATAAGAAATAACTTTTATGGAGTGCAGTACAACTCCACTATCCAGACTATCTTCAATGAAGCACCGATCCAAGCGAAGATGTTTAAAACCATTGAGATTGAGGGGAGTAGTCCTTGGGAGGCAGATATGCAGACAGATTTAGGAACCGGATACATTGACCCAGCATATTATAGTGAAAAAGAGGGGGCGTGGTATTCATATATCCGTAGATATGAAAACGAATTTAATGTAGACCTTATATCGGCACAAGGTATTGGTCCGGCACTAACGGTAAGTGTAGGCTTTCCCATGATCGTCACCTTTGCCGATCCTATTGATAGCATATTAAGTGATGGAGATATCTTATTTATTGGTAATAGCACTACTGCCGATCCTTTGATAGTAGGCATCATAAACTCTCATACCACTACTAGTGTGACGGTCAACGCATTAGCACCACCACCAGTAGGTCTTGTGGGTACGGTTCCTGTAGGAGCAGTTCCGGGACCACCCGACTTTATGATGTATATGAAAAATAGTCTTGCCGAATCTTATGGGATACGAGGATATTATTTAGACATCTTACTAACCAACACCCAGTCTACCCAAGTAGAAATGTTCGCTGTTAGTACCGATGTGTTTAAAAGTTATCCGTAATTTTGTATCTTTGTTTTAATGAAATTCAACGCACGACTCTTAGAAGATGGGGATTACGAAAACATTTTGTGCGATTGGTGGAAAGATTGGAAGTGGGATGCCCCATCAAAAGATTTTCTTCCTGAAGAGGGAAGAGGAGGCATGATGGTATCTAAAGATGGTGTAAACATCTGTGCAGGCTTTATGTATTTCACCAATTCTAATGTAGCGTGGTGCGAATGGGTTGTCTCTAATAAACAATATAGAGATAAAGATAGAAAGGAGGCTATGTACTTCTTAATAAATATTATTGCAGAAATATGTAAGGGCAAAGGAGCAAAATATATTTTTACTAGCTTGAACAATAAAGCTTTAATACAAAAATATGAAGACTGCAAGTATGTAGAAACAGATAAAAATTGTACACAAATGGTTAAATTCTTATGATATGGCAGCAGTAACATCAGTAGTAGTAGCCGCAGGAGGCTTGGCTTTAAGTGGGATGCAGTATGTAAAGCAAAGGCAAGATATGAACGATGCCGAGGAGGCAGCATCAACTGCGGCCCAAAATTTTTTAGCTACAAAAACCGAAAATAAGCTTAAAGGACTTCAAGTCCCCAAGTTGGGAACGGAACTCGCTCAACAAGGGAAAGATAGAATGGTTAAAGAATCTATGAATGTCTTGAAACAGCAAGGACCAGAGGGAGCATTCCAGGTTACCGATGTGGTAGATAGTTCTAACACTCAAGACCTAAAGATAGCCGCCAACATCCAAGATGAAGAATCGAAGATAAACAAACTCATCGCCAACCAAGATCAGGAGATAGAGACACAAAGAACTAAAGACATTAAAGACCTCGAAGCAGCACGACTAGAGGGGGCAGGATTGGCACGAAATCAAGCCCTAGAGGGTAGTCAACAAGCGGCCACGGATTTTGCAAGTGGAGTAGGGGGACTCGGAACTTCACTCTATGCACAACAAGAGTTATATAATGACGATGGTTCTCAAATTATAGTATAAATGGAATACGCAGGGTTTAAAGCATCAGATACTGGCCCCGTTAAATGGGGAGAGATAGCCACCAAGATAACGGGGGATCTAGCTAAAATTGATAAAGACCGTCAAACACAACGGGACAAAGTACAACAGTCCTTTACGACTGCCTCAGATAAACTTGATGATATCCCTAAAGGGCAAAATAAGGGCTTTAACCAATTCGTAGTTGATGGAGCGAGTGGTCAGCGTGACTTTCAGCAGTCCCTAGCTAAAAGAGTCCAAGCAGGAGGATATTGGGAGGGGGGTCAAGGAACGACCAAGAAAGAACGAAAGAAGAGTGGTGGCAACTGGGTGAAACTTAATCCTAGTACTGCCACGCAGATGCTCCAAAATGGGTCGCAAGACTGGGCAGCCTTTGCAAGGGAGGCGAAAGACTATAACAAATCTTTTGGTGAAATGATGAAACGCCAACAACCGGGAAAGGCAGGAGTGCCATCCCAAGCCGGAGCATATGAATTATTGCTGTGGGAGGAGAAAGTCGATCTCACCGATATGCGTAATAAAAAGATAATTAGTGACCCCAATACGGGAAGAATGTCTTTAGTGACCTATGATGATCAAGGAAGAGAACTATCTAAAAAATCCCTTAATAGCATCAATAACAACGAGAATCAACTAGCCGATAGAGTGGATGTGGCAAAGATCATAAAAACGCAGTTTGGCAATGCCGGAGACTTTCAGATGTGGGATGGAGAGAAACTGGTAGCCTCCCAGACCCAACGTACCGATTATGGGAAACTAAAAACCGGGATAATGAATAGCGTACTGAGTAATGAGAGAAATATCTATAGTGTGTTAACAGATAACAAAGATAGCAACTACACCGGATATCTAGGCGATGAGGGAGGTAAGGACTATACAAAGAAATTAGAGGGATTAGCCAAGAAACTTCAAGACCAAGTTGGCCCCGGCAATGCTCCCCTCACCGATGCTGAAGCCGAGGAGAAAGCTAAAAAACTAATGATAGAGACAGAGATAGATGAGATGGGAAATAGGCAACCTAAATTTACGGCAGAGCAGAGAGAAGATGCCAAAGACTATGTCTCTGGTCTTATCGATGCCCAGGCAGGATATAAGGAAACTGCCCCTAAAGATAAAGCTACTGCGAGTGGTATTAAAGAGGCTAATCTTGACAAGTTGGCACTTTCTATAGCCGAAGATTCCAAAGCAGCAGTCAATAATTTTGATTTCAAGAACTTTAATCCTAAATATAAATATAGTGCTGGTAGTGGAACAGGTGAGATAAAGGTAATGGTGTGGGATGCCGGAGAAGATAAATGGCGTACGCAGACAACAATTAAAAAGGGTGACCATGAGGGCTTATCCAGATATCATAACGATTATGGTACTACTGGAATGACGGGACTACGATACAAAAATAAGATGGGTCAGACCACAGGGGCTACATCTTATAAGCGACCTGTTAAGAAATTGAAATATAGTCCTGATGCCAAAAAATATATTGCTACTCTTCATACCACCGATGACAATGCCGACATTGGTCTAAAAATCACGGAGTTTATAAAAGAATCTGATCCCGGAGGCAATCCAGATGTCAAGGTAGCAAAAGCCACCAAAGGCGATTATGGAACCCTAGATGATTCGTATGATCGTGTAGTAACCGTGGGCAATCTTACTGCTGGAACACTAATAACGGACTATGGAAGTCCTAATAAATCCGAGGAGGCAGAAATATTAGCCCATAATGAAAAGGTAATGAAGAAAGCTTTGAAACTGTATGAAGACTCGCAAGAGAAAGGGAAAAAAGCGGACGATAAAGCTAAAGCTAAAGCTATAGCTATAGCTAAAGCTAAAGCTAAATCCCCCAAATATGGTACTAAACCAATTAGCAGATAGATATGGAGGGACTAGAAACCATCTTACAAGAATATGTAGCTACGGCTAACAACCCAGAATATGATGGGGACTGGGAGATTATTAATTCCAAATTCCCCGAATTAAGTGAATACGATAGCCACGCCCTACAAGAATATGTGGCTACCGCCAACAACCCAGACTATAACGAAGATTGGGGCATCATAAATTCTAAATTTCCCGAGTTTTTTTTTACCCAAGAGGACGAGATACCAGAGCAAGAAACATCGGAGTCGGATTCAAACTTGGAAGATACTACTACTTCTGGGGATACAAGTGTTCAAGAGATGGACGAACAAGCGGATTCGGATTCTTTAGACACCGCAGTTGAACAAGAACAAGAACAAGAGCAACAACTCCAACAAGACCCTGAAGAAGATAAGAGTCTACACGAAGAATTTGACCCAGAGGAACAAGAACTTAAAGACAAATTTAGTCGTGCTGTAAGAACTCTACAAGAAGATTATAGCCTTAACCTACGTCACTCTGGAATAGAGGGATATGACGAAGACATGAAAGACTATATTGGTCTTCAAGGCGAAACGGAACAGATTCAAGGCACATCAACCGTGCCTGTAAAGGGATTAGTAGGAGCATACCTCATCGGTAAAGAGGAGGAAGAAGTGGTTCCTATCTTACAGGATATGTATGGAGGATGGGGATTTACCTTTGATGTGAGCGGAGCTGGAGATAATGTAACCGTAACCCATCCGGATTATAAAGGCGAAGAGCCATTTGAAGTTTCCCTCGACAACTGGACTGACTCTGGCGATAAAGCCGAAGCTAAGAAATTGGCAGAATTTCTAACAACACATGGCAAGAAAAAAGAAAAAGTAGATGCCGAGAGATTATATCAGGAGGCACGAAAGGACAAGGAAGAATTTAAGAGGCTCTATGATCAAGGTATCGTAGATGATGAGATAACCGATATCAATCAAACTATGGGTTATATTGTCAAGGAAAACAAATACCTTGGGGCGCAATATGCGGCCCACAAACAAAAGATTGCCGAGTTCCAAGTTCGATGGGATGCCGCAGTTCAGGTGGGAAATATAACCGATGAACTCAAAGCCGAATACAATGAAATCGTTGCCGAGGAAGTAGCATTGAAAGATAGGCTAGAAGAATTTGAGAACGAAAGATTAGATTTCGAACGTAGAGGCAATAAGCTAAATCAAATAATGGGCGCTCATGCGGAGCATCTAGCCGACCAAGGCAATTTACTTGGCTTTTCATGGAATATGTTTATGAATGGAGTGGGACAGATAGCCTCTGGAGCCATAGATGTAGGCATCGATATTGGAGTAGAGGGATGGGCAAACAGCAAGGCTTTTGTGGATGCCGCCTCAATAGGGCTAACAGGCGATGCCCTAATTGGCACAAAGGAGTATGAGGGTAAGGAATACAAAGACAAATTGAAAAAAGACCTAAAGAAAATAGAAGTACAGGGGGAGGATGATTTAGATCGTTTAGCAGAAGTAAGAGGATTCTATACTAAATATCTGGGACATGATAAGACCACCGCACAATATTCCCAGAAACAAATGGAAACATTTTTTGGAGGAGCATGGGGTGGATTACTGCAAAGTGTTCCGGCAATGATAGGAGCAGGAGTTCTATCATCGGCAACAGGAGGAGCAAGTGTCGAGGCAGGAGCCGGGATTGTAGCCAGAATATGGGCTGGAGTGGGATCAGCAATCCCTGGTGCTACCATCTTTGGATTGCAAAGTGTGGATTTTGTTAATCAGGAAATGTCGAAACTTCCTTATTTTGATGATATCTCCGAGAACGAAAAGTGGCTCGTGAAAGGACCAATAGCCATAGCCGTAGGAATATTAGAGAATATAGGCTTTAGAAATGTCCTTAAAGGAAAGAGTGGAGTGGTTGGAGGCATAGTACAAAGAGTATTAAACCGAGCGCCAAGAGGAGCCACCTATGAGACTCTTGAAACTTTAACGCAACAACAAATAAAAAGAGATATCCGATCGGGACTACTTAAACGTACGGGAGGAGGTATTCTAGCCGCAGGGGCAGCAGAGGCAGAGACAGGAGGGTCGCAGCACCTAGCCGAAGTGGGGGTAAAAAACATATATAATCTTGCCAAAGAGAAAGAGATATTCCATGATGCCGAATTCTTTAGCACCAAAACTTTGATGCAATCAATTAGGGCAGCCGGGCAAGAGATGATAGGGGGACATATTATGCACGGAGTATTTGCCATCCCTAAAGGGGTAAAGGATTATAGCTATGGCAAGATGGCTACTAATGAGCAGTATGCCCTATTAGAGGCAATAAGTATGGACCCTATCGCCAGATCGCTAATGATAAGCGACCTAAAAAATAAAATCATTGGAGGGACAATAAAATATGGAGATGCCAAACAACGACTCGCATTATTCAATAAAGGACTCGCTACGGCAGTAGAAATTATACAGACGGCTCCCGGTCTGAGTATGGAGGGAAAAAAGAAAGCCTTTGATCTTATTAATGAAAAGAAAACCCTACAAAATATTATCGCTCGTGCTGATGACAAAAGCCTTGTTAAGAAAGAAATGGATAGAATCACGGAGATAAATAAAGACCTAGAAACACTTAGTTTAACTCAAACCGATAGCATTGATCTACAAATCGCTAAACTCAAGGAACAACGTGCTAAGTTTTTCGAAGTAGACAATCTTCTTGGAGTAGGAATTGCTCGGACAAAAGAAGATACTCAAAAGATAGCCGAAATAGATGCTAAAATTTCTTCACTTAATTCACAGAAAGATGCCGTTCAAAAGCAAAAAACAGGAGACTTGGCTACAGATCAACAAGCCGGAGATTTACAAACGATGGAAGAGGGTGTACGGAAGCCTAAAGGGAAAGAAACCCGTCCGAAATCCAAGAAGTCAAAAGAGGCAGGGATATTAAGCCCCAATACTGAAGCCATCATGGATAATGTCAACTCTAACGAAACTATATCAGAGCAAGATGTGATCGATGCACAGAACGATTTAATAACACAACTCGATCTTATAGACAATGATGCCACCCTTAATGAGGGACAAAAGGAAAGTTTAAGAGATTCGATGAATGAATTTTTTGATAAAATAGAAAGCTATGAAAACACGACATCAGTTATATCTGGCAAAGCTACCCAAGGCAGACCAACTAGGGTTGTTAAACCGGGCGAAAGAACTCCAACAGAAAAGCAAACGGGTAAAACCCCTAAAGAGCAAATTGTCGGGCAAGAACTTACCACAGAGACAGGCAAAGCAACCATTGTCGAAGAAGATGGGAAATTAGTCCTTAAAGAGGGAGACACCTCTACCGATCTGGAGATACAAAATATCAACGAACTGGAGTTGGTGGAAACCCAAAAGGATGAAAATGGTAATGTCATCGGAGCAACATTTAAAACTCCGGATAAGAAAAACAAATTCGGAGTAGTAGAATATGGCAAGGAGTTTACTCTCAATAATCCCGAAGTGGCTTTAGACCTCGCTCTGGAGGAGACACGAGCCGAAGTGGGAGAGATGACCGAGGCATTAGACGAGGCTATTGAAGAGCATAAAACGGCTACTGAACAGCAAGTCGAAGATGTCACTAAAGAAGTAGATGAACATATCCAAAAGAAAGCGGCCGAACTTAAAGAGGAGGTAGGATTAACACCCAAGAAGACCCCTCCCAAAAAGCCCAAGGCTACTAAACCTCCACCTAAAAAGACCAAGCCCAAGCCTCAACCGAGTAAGAAGAAAGCCCCCAAGCCTATACAGAAAGCTATTGACCTTGCTAAACGAGCTTTGAAAAAGATATCTCGCACAGCCGACATCATCGAAACGGATAGCCGAGAGGAGATGATAGCCTACTATGAGATGGAGATGGGCATCAAGCTAACTCCGGAACAACGCAAACTAGCGATGGAGAGTAATGCTATGGTAAGCTTTGATAAAAATGGTAAGGTAGAATTTATCTTTGTGACCCAAGATGCTACTGCCCAGGACTTGGCCCACGAGATGTGGCACGTTATATTGAATGAGGCTTTTGGTATTAACCCTAAAAGGTTCGCCAAGTTCCAGAGCAGTATCGATAATCTCCTCCGGCAGAACGGCATGAAAGAGGTTGCTGATAAGTTAACTAACTTCACTAAAACCTATACTGGGGAAATAAAAGCCGAGGAATATCTTGCCGAACTGGGGAACCTATTGGTAACAGGGGGTATTGATATCAACAATCTTACGGCTAGTAATAAGACCATCTTACAGCAACTGGCTGCTCTGATCAATAAGTTCACGCAGAATATGTTAGGAGAGAAAATCTTCCTTGAAGATGCCACTCCAGAAAATATCTTATCCTTTATGACTGAAGTCTCCCAGGCATATGCCCAAGGTCAGGACATCTCGGCTATGATATCCAAGCAGAAAGCCGAGCAAGTGAAGATCGATGCTAAAAATAAAGTACAGAAACAACGGCAACGAAAAAGACAACATGAGGGGAGGCAGAGAGAAAGGAAAACAGAGGGTAAACAGAGTGTAGCTGCCAAACTTATTGAAACTAAAAATAAGTTAGCGGCCAAAGTAGATGAGTTAAGTGACAAACTAAATAATTTCCCTACTCGAAAAGATGGTAGTGTATCCGAAAAAGTTAGGTTCAGTCCTCAATTTAAAAAAGCTAAAAAGGAATTCAACAAAGCTAAAAAGGAATTTGCTGATTTTATGAAAGCGATGCGTTCCACCAAAGAGGGGAAAGAGATCTTGGCAAAAGAAAGACAAGAAATAAAAAAGGAACGAGAAAAGAATTACTTGGATAATCAAAAGAAGACTCCTACTACCCCCAAGAAAGTGGTCAAGCCAGTAGTCAAACCAACCACCCCTAAAGAGGGCGTTACCAAGGAGGAGCAGGAGACACTTAATAAGATTGATAAGAAGAGAGACGATTGGCAAAAGAAAAAGAAAGAATCTGATTCTAGAAATAAAGCGGCCAGAAAAAATAGTCCTATAGCTAAAGCTTTTAAAAAGGCAGCTACCGATCTCTTTAATAAGGTAATAACGATAAAGGATTATCTTAATATGATAAAAGAGAAATTCCCCCATAAGCCCAAGACTAAAGCACAGATACCCACGCCTACGAGTTCTATCGTGGTGGGGCTATCGATTCCTAAAAAAGATGCTGACAAAGGGATTATAGGATTAACAAAAAAGATTAAGACTGGAATGGAAGTGCTAACTCGATTGGCTATTGATCCTCTCGATAAGTATGGTACGCTAGTAGTCCCCGTAGCTAATGCCAAGGGAGGAAAAATAGAGGGGTATGGCTCAACGGCAGTATTAAATAATGTGTCTTGGAGTGTGACAGAGAAAGCCCAAGAGAAAAGACAATCGGCATTAGATATAGCGAAAGGAGCAGGGAAAACCCCAATGGGATGGCTTAAAGGGAGTTGGCAGAATGTCACCCCGGAACAAGCCCATAAGATGGCCCAAGAGAAAATCAATCAGAAAGGATGGACACAGATAGGGATGAACCCTAGTAGGCATAGCTATCCTTATCAGATAAGTGAAACGGGTCTTGAACTGCCGATGGTACACGCTGACCAGATAATACAGATAGGGAATTTTGTCATCGCCAAGAACGCAGAATTTGGTGACCCCACCAGTTCGCTTTATTCCGTGCGTAGTTCCAAACAGAAAAAGGGAGAGAAAGGAGACATTAGATTCCGTGCTACCCCTAAAGATGAAAACTTCGAGGGTAAAGATGGAGAGAAGAATTTTGATAGATGGAAAGGCGAGAACACCTTGGTGGAGGGCAATGAGATTGCCGATGTGAAAACGGGGGAGCCTATTGTAGCACAAGTCTATCACGGCACAACCAAAGATTTTACTGTCTTTGATGCCGACACCCACGGCACACCAGAGGCACATCTCGGACAAACTAATTATTTCACTTCAAGCCAAGATGATGCTAATGCCAATTATAGTAGCCAAGAGGGACCAGACCTAAAAAATAAAATCGAGAGAAGAACAGAAGAACTGGAAGAGAATCTCTATGAGGAGGGCATCGAAGCCGAGGAGGGAACCACAGACTTTACCAAAGAGGTAGAACAATTGTATGGGGTCGAATTAGATGGTAACACCATCGAAGAGGTATCCAAAGAGATGGCACGACAGGAATTGCTAGGTGAGGAATCCAAGGTGGATGAGTTTTATGTCAAACTCAACAATCCAGTAGTAATAGGGAGTCCCATTAACAGAAACAACTATGCCGAATTAAGGGATGTCCAGGAGATGGAGAATATTACCGAAGAGGTGGTAGAAGAAATAATGGATGAAGAAAATGTCACCAGAGAGGAGGCAGAAGAAAATTTTAGCGAGGACATAACAGATAGGATAAATGAGAGGTTTGATCCTAGCGAGAGAGTCGTAGATGCTTTAGATAAGGCTATCTATGAACACGCCTATGACCCCGGAATGGGACCAAGTAGCAGACAGCTATTAGAGGGAGTAGAATTATATGATGAAGTAAACCTAACAGAGTTAGAGTCTACCCTACGAGAGAGTCTATCCCAGAATGGAGATGTATTTAGTGGTGAGATGGGAGAGTATACGACAGGGGGTATTATCAATTCATTCTTTAAAAATTTAGGTTTTGATGGCATCATCTTAGCCGATGTCCACAAACGCTTTGGTCCTGCCATGATAAACGGATTTCCCCGACAAGGGATGGAGGGACTCTATGAGGGAGACTCCCATGTTCATGTCTTCCCAGAGAACAAGAATCAGATTAAACTTTCTGATGGGCAGAATGTAGAGTTTGGCGAAACGGCAGATGTAAGATTCCGAGCCACGCCAGAGCAAACGGCTAAAGTGAGGGAGAGTTTAGAGGACCAACGGGAGGATCTAGGGAATGAGCGTAATGCTCTGATCGATGAACTAAATGACAAATATGATGCACCTTTATGGAAGAGACTATTTTCTGGGAAGAAGAATCCTATTTCCGAGATGGAGAAAAAAATTGATGCACTAGAGGATCAAATTAATAAAGTAAATGCTCGGTTAGCCGGAGTGAATATGGGCATTACCAATCCCACCGAACGACAACAAGTTATTCTGGAGGAATATAGGGATAATTATGATGCGGTATGGGACCAATGGAATGAAGAGAAAATTACTGATGAGCAACGTGATGAACAACTTCGTAGCTTATATGCCGAGTATTCGGATGTGCTTTTGGAGGGAGAGATACTGGAAGAAGAGAGCCAAAGACTGACAGAAGAGAACGCATCTCTACAACCCCCTACTACTACACCTCCTCCTACCGACCAACCGGGAGAGGGACAACAGACAGAGGGAGATAGGGCATCTATCCTAGAGAATATCTTTAATATGGTCAATACCGACTATACCACCGGGCAGGGACTCATTAAAGAAACTAAAATCACCAAAGAGTTTAAAGAGCAGATCCGTGCCAAGAAAGATTGGTTAATAGAAAATGCAGCTTATGTCGCTAATGATATGAGCATTCAGGAACTTCTCGATATGGAGACAGAATTAGACCTCATCATTGAAGAGGCAACAGAACACCGTAAACAATTAAATGCCCAGAGAGATGCCGAGAACAGAAAGTTATCAGCAGAGGCAACACAGCAAATAGATAATGCCACTAGTACTTCTATCTCATTCACACGAGACTTACAGACCGATGAGGACATCCTTAACTTCCTCGATGAGGCACAAAAGATGCCTAACGGAACCGTATTTTTTGTTGAGGGAAAGCCTTTTAAAAAGATAGACTTCATAAAGAATTTCGACAATCTGGTAACTGGTCCAACGGAGATAAAGGTAGCCCAGGAAGTAGATGTCAATACAGTTATACAAGCAGGAGAGAAAAAGAGTGCAAAATGGTCCGGCTTTCTCCCCTATACTGCTATGAACTTTAAGACCTTATTATTTAACCTCTATGGCAAAGGGAAAGCAGGAGCCGAGTTCTGGGGTCGCACCTTACTCAAGCCTCTGGAAACAGCATATCGGGGATGGGGAAATGATAAGATGGCTTTTGCCGATGCGTGGGGCAACCTAAAAAAGAAGTATAAAGTACGTAAGAAATTAAGTAAACTCTCTGGAATAAAGTCTAAAGGGATAGAGGGCATCACCCCTACCGGATTAGATATTACCAACAACCAAATAGTGTACCTATATAATGTCATCAAACAACCTCAACTATGGGGTAAATTAAACAAAGGAGGTATCGATAAGAAAGTCATTGATGAGATAGTAGAGTATATGGAGAACAACAGAGATCTTAAAGACTATGCCAATGAATTGCCTAGTATATTTGCTATGCACAGAAATAAGGTAGAGACAAAATTAGATGAACAAGGACTCGATACTTTCGGTAAGCCTGTGTATCGCAGAAACCTAGAAGATAATATTAACTTTTATATGTCTGAAAAGGGAGGGAGCATGACCCGTGAAGATGCGGAAACAAAAGCCAGAGAGAAATTAGATGTCTTAAATAAAATATATGATGGGAATATCCCCAGAGATATCCCTTACTTCCCCATACGAGTAGCCGGAGCCACCGATGGTAAGCTAACGGTTAATGATAACGTAGATGAAATCTTTGATGCCGATGGGGTACAACGACAACTAACAGTAATAACTGGGAACCTCATTACCAGAAAGGGAGGAGGTGCATTAAGGTGGGCAGATACCAATACCGATAATCTAGCCCAGCAGTACATGGATGGGGTTTTGAGAGCAGCCAATTTCATAGAGTGGTTCAAGCGAAGTAATCAAATGTTTAGCAAAGAAAACATGAAACGTATTGAACTCACGCAAGGGCAGTATTTTGCTCAAGAACTCCGACAAGCGGTAGCACGAATTATCACCAATAAGCGAAGACCGATGGCAGGAGGTAAGGGTGTAGGACAAGCTATTGATAACTGGGTAAACTCATCACAGGCATTGATCATGTTCTTAAATGTTAAGTCGGCTCTATTGCAGAATCTATCATCGATGAACTTTATGCTTAAAGACCCTTTCGCCTATATGGCGGCCATGAAGAATCCGTGGACCACACTAAAAACCATGAAAGAGATATGGAATAGTGACTACTTGAGAAATAGGAAAGGGACTGGAGCTGGAGATCAGCTAATGGATGAACTGATAGAAATGAAAAATCGCCAAGGCTCCAGAGGAGGAGTCAAGGGGTTTGTCGCTAATTTTATGTATAAGGCGTTTAAGTTTGGATATACTCCTACCAGAACGATGGATGCCTTTGCCATTATGTTTGGAGGCACACCATTTTATATAGCCCAGAAGAAAAAGTATTTAGCCCAGGGAATGTCCGAGCAACAAGCTAAAGATAAAGCGATGTTAGACCTACAGGAAGAGGCAGAAGATGTACAACAATCTTCACGGATGGACCAGATAAGTTCTCAACAAGCCTCCTCTGCCGGACGATTTGTATTAGCATTCGCCAACACTCCGATGCAATACAATAGAAAGATATATCAGGCGTTTAGTAATCTCAAAAATAACCGAGGTGATGTTAAAAAGAACTTGGGTACTCTGACTTATTATATGATAGCCCAGAATGTTCTGTTCTCCGCACTTCAACAAGCCGCACAGATGGCCCTTGGAGATAGCGATGAGGAAGACCAAAAGAGAAAAGTTACCAATACTATCAATGCGATGGTGGGCAACCTTATGCGAGGAGCAGGGATGGCAGGAGTAGGAGCAGCGGTACTCAAAGATGTCCTCCTTAAAGGCTATGAAGTGATGCAAGACCCACGCCCAGAGGCATGGGAGGTAGCCTTTCAGAGTTTAAATGCCGCACCAGGAATTAGCTATAAGGTAGGTCAAATCATCAAAGCTATGAACTATCTGATATGGGCAGAGAAAAATGAACCGGAATCAGTTCTTCAAAATCCTTATTTTAGGGCTACTACTGTTCTGGCAGGAGCATCAGTAAATTTCCCGGCAGAAGAGGCGATTCAATTCCTTGAGCAATACCAAGATGCCTTTCTTAATCCCAACCTCGATATGTTGCAGAAGACCAACCGAGCATTAGGATATAGTCGATATGCCGTGGACTATAAGCCTTGGGAGGAAGAGGCTAAAAGGAAAGAAGAAGAAAAAGCCTCTAAAAAACCACAAGGAGATTACGAAGATGCGGACTTCGAAGATGCGGACTACGAAGATGCCGATTACGAGGAGGCTGATTACCAAGACTAGACCTCATAAATCCATCATCGCAAAGAACATGGCTAATACTATTCTCCCCTCCTGGAACGTGTGGCCCCAACCTTGATTCGGATATTTGGAATGAAAGGCATTGCATGGATAAACCACCAACCTATTAGCCTTATGACCTATCACCGATCGGAGTTCCCATTGAGTCTTAATATTAGCTTGTACTTCCACCATCTCATTATATTTTTCATCACTTATGTGAGAGGGCAAATAAGCCCCATAGAGGCGATGCTCCCAAAAGGCAGTGCCAGTCAAGGGGAAGTCTTCATTAGGCTCCGAGATGTACAATACGGCTGCATGAGTAGGCTTTTGCCCTAATACATTGGTGTCGGCATGGATATTCCACTCCAGACCTGTTGACTCCGTATCACTCCGGATAAAAGATAAGAGGTTCTGACACTTAACTCCACGCCTCTCAATCTTATTATATATATGGGTGAGGAGGTAGGTGGGACAAGGCATAGCATTAAAAGTTTTATTGCCTGCCGTATAGGTCATAAACTTCTCTTTAAATATTTCCTGCTTTAGCTGGGCGAACATGGTCACCTCCATAAAGCTATCTTCAATGCTTACTCTTGGCATATTCTTCTACATTTAAGAGTTTAGAGATATCTAAAAATTGTTGCTTGGTATTAGGCTCAGTCTCACAATAGGCTTTAAGCTTTGTTAAACCATTTATAATAGTAGAATGATCTCTGTTGAACATCATTCCAATAGATTTTAGCGACTGCTTGGCAGAGTAATTGTAAATAAAATACCACATCATATATCTGGGTACTACATACATCGCCTTACGACTACGCCCTAAAAGAATAGCCCTATTGATAGGAACGCCTTTAGATTCATAGTATATCGAGACTATCTCTATAATAGAGGATGGGTTTATAACTCGTTGGTAATTATTTTTGTTGGAGGATACCCTCCATACATAGACCCACGGATGTATAAGTGGGGTAGCTTGTGTTGAATTTTCCATAGTTAATTTGATTTGATTTATAATACATTTCTTACTTTTTGTTCTAATATTTTAGATATCTTTTTCTCATCTAATACCATATCTAGAAATCTGTCCATAGAGATACTCTTGATGTTAACTACTTCTATGGTATCAGCTCGGCTCCAATAAAAGGTTTTGAAGTACAACTCGAAGTAGAGAGGGTCTGGAACTTGGGGTCTGTCCTGCACCTCTACCATGTCGGGATGGATCACCATCCCCAAGGATATATCGTGAGTGAAATTATTGGTCATCTTTTCTAGTTCATACAATACGGCTTTGGCTACCACAAAGGGGTAACGCTCCAACTCATAGATGAACCTACGGGTTATGTTCAGTTGATTATTCTCCCCTATAAATTTCAGTATCAAGTCCATGTTTTTTTAGTTCTTCGATTCGGTATTTCTGCAATTCGCTCACTCTTCCCTTTTTTGTTTTGATTTCTGAAAAGAGAACGGGAGCATCCCTGGGTATAGCGATCAAGTCGGGAATTCCATTCTTGTTGGTCTTCATCAGTTTCAAAACGTAGAACCCCTCTGCCTCCAGTTGCTTTATCCTTTTTGCTTGTATTTTCGATTCGGTCATTCCTCAATTTAGTAAAATAATTTGGTTTGATTATAATTTATTTCGTTCTCTGTGGGATTTGGTTCCTCCAAATCATTGGTGGTGCAAAAGCCATTACACTCCATTAAGGGGCGTGGCTCCCGTCCCTCCATCATAGATAAATCTTTCATGTGAGGATACTTGGGATGGGGCTTTAAGAACACTAATACATTGCCAGAGGCTTGAGCATCGGCACTCTGATCTTTGAGCATAGTAACTGGTTCCCCTTTGAGATCGGTAAGCTTATGTTCAATCTCCGACATAGCATCTACCTTTTCAGGGTATTCTCTTTGCAATTTCTGCCAGTACCCCAAACCACCTTGGACGCATCCGGTCCGAAAACAATTGTTGTTCAGATATCCCAGAGCATAAGTGCGAGGAGGATCAATCTTATTGGCTATCAACATATCAATGCAATCCTTTTTAGTAAGACCATTATATAATAAGGGATATATAGGTTTAGTGGTAGGGTGATTCATCTTCAGAGACTTGGCTCGTTTATTTTCATCAATGTCAAAGCCAAAGGCTTGATGGGTATACTCATTTTTCTTTTCCCATCGCTCCCTTACCTTGCGTTTTAATTCCGCAGAACAGATAGCTCCAGTAGCTACATTTAAAGATTTACGTTTCATCCATACATCTTGGATCGACTCATACTTGCCATCACCAATACCGCTAATGGTCTTAATCTTTTTCCCATACCATTTCTCGCAGTCGATTTTAAAGCGATAGGTATCTTCATCTTCATTGTGGGTGTCGATGAATATCAACTCTGTATTTTTTATTCCATACATCTCTACGCACATATGACAAGTGATGGCAGAAGTAACACCTCCGGACCACCATCCTACTATCTTTTTATTCTTTTTCATAAGCTTAAAATTACTTTACCCCCCTTTACCGTCAAGTAGGGTCTATTGTTTTTCTAATAATATTTATTTAAGTCCTCGGTAAAATGTTTTAAGGTATAGTTTTTTTTACTATTAACCACCTTATATATCTTTTCCTCGATACCCCCATCAGAGAATATCCAATATATCTTGTTGTCGCACCGAGTTTTGGTAGACATCCGGTCACGGCTCTGCCAGTAACTGGTAGCACTAAAGTCGATATTATAATATACCAGAAAATCAGCCTCTTTGAGGGAGATGCCCTCACGCCCACTAACTATCTGGAGAGCGATATTCTTATGGGTCTTGTCAAATTCCTCTACATCTTGCGTGATATTATCCTTACCAAACACCTCCTTAATAGCCTCTAACTCCGAGGTGAACTTGTAAAAGATAGCTATCTTATCCCCCCAAAACTTTTTAGCGATGAATTCTGCCTTGGAATAGTCGATGATCTTATGATCTCCAGACTCTAAAATAATGGTCCCACTATATAGTTGATGCAGTTTACTCATTAGCTTTACTCCAGTATCGGCAAGAATCACATCCTCTCGCCCTTTAAACACCTTGTCCAGGCGTAGGCGTTGACAGATTTTGTGGGTCATATTGCTCATGCTACAGGTCAAAACCTCCTCTTCAATACGTGACACCCATCCTGCCTGCTTTTGAGTGTAGGAGAGCATATAAGGTTGCATAGCATCAAGGATTTTTTGTTCCTTGCCACTACTATAATCATTTACCCAGTTCCCTCGGATGCGTTTCTGTTTTATGTTTACATAGTCTTTAGCCCATGCATAGAAATTCTTATAGTGGCTAAAGGGATTCTGGGGGTGGCCCCAGACTTGATGGTATATCTGCGAGAAACTCTCTGGCGTTGGAGTGCCGGACAAGAGGATAAGTGCCGATTGGTGTCGAGCGAGGAGGTCTTTAACCTGCTTGGATCTTTTATTGTACTTGGCGAATGCCCCCAAGCAATGAGCCTCATCACAGATAATGATATCAAATTTTTGAAAGGGGATTTCTCCGGCACTAACAGTCTGAGGGGATTCCACTTTGTGGAGGCTTTCATAGTTAATAATGGTGAGTCTAAAGTCTTTGCCCAACATTTCAAAATCGCTTTGGATACTAGGGATGGCTCTTTTCTTGGTGATAAAAAGGACATTCGTAGCATTGCTTTCGCTACAAATACCTAATGCCGTTAAGGTTTTGCCAGTACGGACTTCCATAGCCAAGTATACTAATCCTTTTTTCCATAGGATATCGGTTCCCATTTCTATTATTTCTAATTGGTAGTTTCTAAATTTCATCTTCTAATAGTTTTGTTATTAATTCATACTCATATTCGGTTGGGGGTTTAATCACACGAAAGTTTTTCATATCATTAGTATGCCATTTATTATATTTAGGACGATGTTTTCTAATAAAAGCCATTTCCGTAGCGAACAATAAATCTTCTTCACAGGGGCGAAAATAAGCATGGGTAAACTCTTTGTCACAGCCATTTAAATTAGAAAGGTGTTCACAGATACGCATAGGTATCCGTTTTGAGTGACCAATATATACCAACTCTTCATTGTCATAGAGAAAATAGATGCCGCAGAGTGGGGATAATGGTGATAAGTTTAAAGGAATAAGGTTGTTAATCATTATCATTCTTTTCTAAAGGGTGATGAATACGTTTCCAACTGATGCCATCAATACCTCGTTGCCTCCTCCATTCCACTCGGTGGGAGGCTCGTGCGCATTTACCACACCACTTGCATATCATTCTCTTAATCCATTTCCAAGGGGTCATTGGCTTTTTTTTTAGGCTTTACATCGCAATTGGTCTTTACTACCTGTAGAGCAGATTTTAATCCCTTGACCCACTCCGGCATCGAGCCTTGGAGTTCTTCAATAGGTTCTACCTCATCACCGGGGTCAGAGACAATAATTCTTTTTTGTATCTCCTTGAGAGAGGTAGCAATACTTTCTAGTGACTTCCGTATTCCGGGAAGATCACGCTCATACATTGTTTGTTCATAACGAGTCATCTCTATTTAGTTTTATGGTCAGTAGTAAAAAAAATTGCCTTGGTAATCATGCGTTTGCCCTTATCATTGATAATAGCTATAAATTTTCCATAGGGAGTACAAGTCAATCTATATTTTTCTCCCACGCGCAAGTGCTTACTGGTGCTATCACCCCTACTATTTCCTTTATATATAGCATAGTCATTTCGTTTTAAAGAATAAACGGGTCGGTGCATTTCCAGTATCACCCTCTGTTGAGCCTCATAACCAAGTTTTATGCGAATAGCATTTTGATATTGCTCATAGGTAATAATTGTAGTGTAGTCTAAATCTATTTTATCTTCTTGGATATTCATAACATTTAAATTGGGGGTTCTTCAAATAATTTATCCCATTCGGCAGGGGTCTTGCCACTCTTAATAAGTTCTCGCTGATCGGCTGAAAGATGAGGGAGAATTTGTTGTATGCTTTCATTGGAACTACGGAGCCTCACAAACTCCAATAAAGTTACCTCGACTTCATATAATTTTTTTGTAATAGAACATTTCTTTTGATAGAAGACTTTTCCATCAGACATTTTTATGGTCATAATTTTAGTTTTTTTATAATATTAAATAATACAGAACAGGTGATACTATTCCCTGCCTGCTTGTATGTTTGCGAGTCGCTACATGGCAATTTAAAGGTGTCTGGAAAGTCCTGTAGGCGAAAGCATTCTCTGGGAGTTAATTTGCGAATGGCACCAGCATTATACAACCTCAAGCTATTGTGAGGAGGAGGAGTAGGAGTAGAATCGAAGTCTAGGCGTTGTTGTCGAGGGTCTTTGTCCTCTTGGTTGGCATAGTAATTCGTTTCGCCAGTATGAAGAGTTTGGGCCAGTCCATCGGTGGAGTAGAGCCTCATAGCACTCTCAAAGGTATATGCCTCTTTATATATTGCCGTAACCTGTTCATCATACTGTTCATCAAATCCTAATAGCTTTTTGAGCTTGTCCCATACTTCTGGAGGAGGGATGGCTCTAAAGTTATCACTACGAAAATAATGCTCCACTTGAGTTATAGGTAGATCAAGCTTTTTAGCTATAGATTTTATGGTTCCTTTTTTGTGCTTACGCAGATAATCATTTATCTCTGGAGGGGTATTATGAACCCTCTTTTCGGCTACTAGCTTTAAGTCGGGGAGTCGGACCAGTTCGGGATTGAGAATCAGAGGTTGCCTCCATCCTCCCTGCCCAGTATCCAAAGCAGGACTGATATGATCTTTATCCCACACACTTCCGGCTTGGTGAGGGTCATCTTTTTTATCGAATAACCCAAATAGTTTCTTGGGACCAACATTCACACACTTGGGGTCTTTATAGTCTCGGGATAAGAGGGTAGCACAAGTGCCTTGGGTATCTTGGATAATATTCTGCTGTTGGTTGAAATCAGAATTCATAAACCCCTTTAAGGCTCTTTCACTAACGAAATACTTTTTAGGGACTTTGGGTTCAAGGATATCTTTAAGACGATACTCTAAAGGGACTCCTTTAGGGAAATTAAATCCATTATCCTCATCATCACGGATGCCTATTATAAATACTCGTTCACGATTCTGGGGGACTCCAAAATTTTTGCTATTAAGCACTTGCCAATAGACATGGTATCCTACCGATTCGGGGTGAGGAAAGAGCATGGCATTACCATTAATAGACTTGGCTAAATAGTCGAGCCATCGCTGAAAGGTCTTCCCCTCATCATCACTCAACAGACCTTTTACATTTTCGAAGATGAAAAAACGTGGTCGGTTCTGTTTAATAAAGGCATGAGAGTTATAAAACAATACCCCCCTATCATCTGACTCGCCCCCTCGCTTTCCGGCTAGGGAAAAGCTTTGGCAGGGGGGACTTGTCATCAGTAAATCAAGAGGTTCTTTAGGGATGTCCCTATCGTAAACATCGTGGGGAAAATACTCTGGAGCTGGATGGTTAGCAAGATAGGTCTGCCGGGCATACTTATCTATATCACACGCAAAGACCACTTTATAGTCTATTCCTAATCTGCCAAGGGCAACTTCAAATGCCCCCACTCCACTAAAATCACTTCCTACTTTCAACATTGTCTATTATTTTAAATATCTCATAAGCTATTTGAGGAACGATAGCGTTCCCTAATCCTTTAAGTCGGTCCACCCTATTGGGTATCCCATGAGCCATTCTACCCACATCGGGTTCAACTTCCCATTGGCTGCTCCACTCGATGGGGTCATCGGCTCCCGAAAGTCCACGTTTGCCTCCAGATAACTCATGGCTCTGGCATGACCTTGTCTTTTTCTTCGAGTCTCGTACCCCTCTTGTCCCCCCACTCTTGGTGTGGGCCACATCTTCGGATGGCTTACTTGCTCTCGGAGATTTCCTGACCGACTTCTCCCCTTTCGGTTTTTTTGATTTGTACTGCACTCGTCTTCGGGTCGGCTTGGGAGATGGTCCATTGTGTTGGGCGTTGCCCACATTGTAGCCAATGATCCAGACTCTGTCTCTTCGATGTCGTGCATCTTTACCGACAGCTGGAATAATAACCGCTTGAACTTCGTACCCTTGAGTTTCCAGATCAAGGCAGACCTGCTCGAATACCATCCCCCCATCAATATTAAGGATTCCGTATACGTTTTCAGCAACGACCCATGATGGTTTGCACTCTTGAATGATGCGTAACATCTGCGGCCAGAGATAGCGATTGTCTCTTGCCCCCTCTCTTTTTCCTGCAACGGAGAAAGGTTGGCATGGGAATCCCCCAGAAATAATGTCAATTTTGTTTTCATATTTTTTAGCCTTTAAGTCATAAATATCGCTATAGCGTTTCACTTTAGGAAAATTCTTCTCTAATACCCTAGTGGCATAGGAATCTATCTCCACCTGGAACACGTTCTTCCATCCTACTTGCCGAGCAGCGAGGTCAAAGCCTCCAATACCAGAAAATAAACTAGCGTGTCTCATTAGAATGGTAATTTTTGTTCTGTCTCCTCCGGCACTACGCCATTGGAATGAAAAATAATATATCTGCCATCACCATTTCTGCCCTCCTCCGGATCCTGTCCTGTGCTAAAGATGGAATAAGCACGGAGCCACTTATAAAATTTGATTAAGGTAATGCTCATTTTAGAGCGAGGAGCGAAGTCTGGGTATTCATTGGTGAAACCATTATACAAATCATATTTAAGGAGAGGTTCATCAAATTTTAGGAGTTGATTGTCTTCAGTAACCCACTCCCAGAAATTGTGGTCAGTCTCTTGAATGAATTTTCGAGTCTTGAGGTTCTTAAAGGCAGACTTCACAAAGCCAGACTTCAAATAGTTCTGAAGATTATTAATCATATAGTTGTCAAAAGAACACCACTCCCCCTCATCCCACTCACTAAATAGTAACCTACCGAATTCTTGAAGAGGGGTGAAATCTTTGGTGTAGTGCTGTTTGAATTCCAGTTCCCACTTCCTCCGCTCAAAGCTATTGCCCTTACCTTTGATGGCATAATTCGTGGTGATAACAATCTTGGGACTCTTTCTAAAGGGAATCTTGATGGCATCTTTATTTTTCTTTTCTAATGTGATGCCCTCGGATACGATACTGAAGAGGCGTTCGAAGTCAAAACTCTTCCTTACATCATCAAAGGTGAGTATTTGGGAATCTGCCGATACAAGTTGATAAGGGAAACTTTTTTCGAAAAAAAAGGATTTCCCATCAATTATGACCGTTTTTTTTAATTGCCCTATACCATTCACAAAAAGACCTTTCCCAGTTCCTCCCTCTGGATGATCTGATATTACCTCATCGTTAATAATTATAGCCGGACAATAGCCTAGACTTTTATATCCGTGGAGCAAAAACCCTATAGTGCTTTCTACGGAGGCAATATGCATAGGATCATCTCCGGCAATATTGGAGATGAATTTTTTGTAGTCACAAGCATCGGACTTACAGGTCTTAAACTCTCGGTCGATTACTTGGTTGACCCAACAATAACCGCCCAAATCGATGTAGTCAATCTGCTTGATGCTCTCCTTGGTGACTTGAACAGCACAATTCTTATAATATATATATGCCGAATCTTTAGTGTCTTCAACAAAATATACATCTACAGAGGATATCATGGATAAAAAGTCTTCTTTGAAGTAGCGAGTCTTATCGGCAAAATGGTTGTATATAGAGAGGTCTTCTTGCTGTTGCAAATAAGTGAGGACAAAGTCTTTGATCTCTTCCTCCGAGGTATTATCAATTAAATTGTTGGTGACCTTGACGAAGATGTGATTCTTGCTGCCATCCGGAGCGAACTTGTAAAAGCCATTGTCTTCAAGGAACTTCTTAAACTTCCAATGGACTATGCTTACCACTCCCTTTTGGGACTTGCACCAAAAGGTGCGTTCATTGGTGTCCTCTTCTACTCTATTGATTACGGAGTCAACGATCTCGCCCTCGACCCCCGTATCCTTTAGCCTAGAGCGAACCTCCTTTTTTGGTACTCCTCTGTTGAGGTCTTGTTGGATTTTGTCTACCACCTCCGTGTTTTCAAAGAACTTGGTTAGGTGAGCAGCACTATTCTGGTAGGCACTTTTTACGATGCTATCAATCTCCTTGGAACTAAAGTCTTTAGACTCATACTGCGATAATATATATTTGCATAAGGATTCAGATACCCCAAACTCATTGAAAGCACTCGCCAGGATGAATAGATTATTATTCCTCTCTCCCTCTACAAAGCCATATTTATTCTCCCACCAGAGCATGAGCCTACGCACAATTTCATTCTCATCATCAATCTTAATAGTAGGCAATGAACTCCTCACATCGTGATGGTGGTGAGCCTCCTCTTCCATCTTGGTCCACGTAATGGAGTTCTCATTGATAAATATTAAAGGATCATATGATTCATAGCAAACTCTGGATAAATTTTTACTGGTGCGATCGAAGTGTGGGGAGTCATAAAATTTCTGGAGGGCCAGAAAGTAATTCTTATGGTTGTCAATGTCTGGGGGAATCTTCACTAAAGCTTTTAAGCCGTTGCCACTTGGACTAATGAATACCGAATAGGTGTGTTTATTTTTAGCTAACTCATCTTTTTTAGCCATCAGTTCACGCTTGAGATTAAAGCCATCGAAGTCCAAACAGATAAGACCACTATGAGATTTAATGGCATCATCATTGCGTTTAAGGAATTCACCAGAAAAACATATTGCTGGTAGCAATTGCTTTAAGGCGTTGCGTTTATCTTTATCTTTTTCTTTTCTTATTTCTTTAACCAGTTCCTTGGATTTTCCCTCTCGGATGCGAGAAAGGATAACATCAACTGGGCGAAGAAAGGGAGTGGAGGTATCTTTTATGCTCTGAAAAATTGTAATTAATGTCGATTCCATAGTTATGATGTCGGTGTTATGTCGAAAAAATGTCGGCTTAAAATTACTAAAGCCTTAAAAATCAATACTTTAATCCGTTCTGTCAACTTTACCCCCTACTATAGAGATTTAAAATAATACTATAAATATAAAAGAAATAGTAATAGTGATTGGGGAGGGTATAAAGCGACATAAAAAAAGGGAGAGGAAAAGAGTTTTCAGCCTTATTAATTGAAAATTTATAGCAATCGACAGACCATCCTAACCCCCCCCTCTTAATTAAAATGGCAAATCGTCCTCTTCCTCATCACTTATCGGTTCCGAGAGAACAGGTTTGGCAACCACTTCTGGTTCCTCCTTTTCGATTTTAACCACCACAGGCTCAATATCATTATACCAAAAAACTCTACCATTACCAAGGTAAATCTTTTTGTGACCAGCCTCCCTGTGTTCTTTACTCTGCTCTTCCCAAACTGATACGTTGGTATTATATTGGGATGGCTCATCATTAAGACTTGCCGTAAGCTTTAAATACTTGCCTTTCTCCAACTTTGTTTTACTGATCTTGGAGCAATCAATTGAAAATGTAATCATTGTAGCCATTTGGTTTCAATTTTAATTAGTGAATAATATTAAAGTTCTATTGTGTTGTAATATTGGGTAATGTCTCCCTTTGCTTTGGGAGCAAAATATTCATCGTATATTGCTAATGCTTTGGTAACCTTGTTGCGACCATCAATATAGAATTGGTCAGAGCAGGTAAACTTATTCATCCGGCATGAGCCTTTCTCGATAGCCAAGAAAATCATGGGTCTACCAAAGATCTGATTGTAGATGTAGGCTTGAGAATCATAATTATAATCTCTTGCCGAATAGTGAAATTTGTCGATATTTTGACAGGTCTTAATATCGATGATGAGTTCATCACCAATAACATCACACTTGCCTTTCCAGAGATGATCTTGAATTTCCAATATTCCTGGTACTTCAAATTTATTGCTATCCTCTAATAAGAGTTCGGCAAAGTCTTCATTGGCCAGAAATGCATCACTCAAGACATCTAGTTCCTGTGCCTCTTTCAATAGGAGCATACGTTCACCCCCATTTTCCTCCTCTGCCTCTTTATACAATTTAGTATTGCGAGTCGATGCCTCCACAATTTTAAAATCAGTAAGACGATGAGGTTCCAGAATGGATGTATGGAGATAACTTCCTTGGAGCATAGCCAAGGTAGTGTCTCGTGGCTCAAGGAACTTTTTAGGCTCACGCAGTAATCTATAGATATCGGAATTGCTTAAATACTTCTTACCGACCTCTCCATAATAATGCTTGGCATCATTAAGGAAAATTAAATCTTTGTTTATGTTCATCCTTTCAAAATTTTAGTGAGTTCTTTTTTAACAGCAGCACTCACCTTATATTTAGTGGAGGCTTTTTTACATATCTCATCAATAGAGAGTTTGGTCTTTTTCGTTTTAGCGTAGATTACAAACTTCGCCCAGTTCTCATCTCCCACTATAAGAGTAGGCAATGGAGTCTTTGCGGATTTTTTAACCTCACCATTGCTAGGTTTAGGAGGAGATTTTTTAGCCTGAGCTGGAGATTTTACGGCTCCCTCCGGCAAGTCATCTTTTTCGTAGATGTATAGTCCCAATCCATGAAAGGCTAAACTCTTGACCAAGCATCTTTGCAGAGCCGTATTAATGTCTTGAGAGGTAAGCTTTTCTAATGGGATGGAACGATAGTTATAATCCATTATTGGTAAGGTCTTAACATACTCAACACCATCCTTGTCTATGCGAGTACCCACCTTGACCCACGCAGTCTTCTTATCATGGAAATATGAAAGCACCAAATTGGTTTCTGGATCAACGCACTCATATTCCGTAAAGGTGGCATGGGGATGTTGCTGTTTAATAATGGCCCACGCACTCGCCCATGCGAGATAAGTAAGATTTTTGGGGCCTTTAGTGTCTGTCTTTGAGTTTACATTGATAGCATATAGCTTATCAAATGTAGAGGGGTTATTTTTTTCCATTGGTTTTTATTTAGTTATTAAAATATTTTGATTCTGATCTGTTAACAATATGTATTTTAGTATTTTCTCTCCAATGACCATGTTCTCCGACCGAAGAGGTAAGGAGGCTATAGTCAGTAAGCTTTTTATAATTACATATAAGATTGGCTCTAACCATTATTAGTCTTTTACCATTCTTTTGATATTCGTCTGGCAATAACTCAAGCACTTCCATCTCACTAACATCGTTACTCACTATCATTCCTACATTTATATCTTTAGCGGAGATTCTCATGCGAATATTTATTTAAAAATGCGAATATTAATGTGGTCTATATCTATTAAGCCATCGACTTTTTCGATGCCGTGTTTGATGGTGGCATGATGAACCTCATGTCCGTGGTCATGCATATACCGTTTGATGTATACCAAGGGCATTCCGTGGCGTTTTTTACATAGATAAAATAAGATATGTCTGGCATCAACAATAGGTTTTTCCCTTGAACGAGAAAAAATGGCATCTTCAGTTATCTGAAGTACCTTTGAGACAGACTTTAGGGATTGGTCAAAGAGTTCCGGAGTCATAGGTTACTGGGTTTAATGAGATAATAAATTGCCTGGGCAAATAATAGATAGGAGTAGAAAGTCTCCTCGATTTTGGGGATCAAGTTTTCCATAATAGTGTGCTAATAGTGTAAAACTAGACAAAAACTTTTATAAAACAAACTTATTGCTCAACTAAATCTTTAGCCTCATTTAAACTTCCGCAAAGCCGGCAAGTCTGGTGAGCTCCACGCCAAATCAACATACAACTTTTGTTAATTTTATGCGACCACACAACGATCGTTGCAATGTGAGCTTTGCCTTTAAAGGCTTTATATTGAATGCTTACATCATCCTTTACTTCCTGGTAGCTGATCTCCTCTTGGAGTTCTTGCCATCTGCGATATGAATTTTCCATTTTATTTGGTGTGGTCCGGTGTTAGTCAGAAATTTCAAATTTAAGCTTTATTTGTAAAGGATGGGTATCTATGCGTGGTCTTTCTTTCCGTGACCAAGACCCACCACCACACTCGCCTACACATTTCCACCCTACTGCCTTGAGGGAGGAGCCAGTTTCCGACTTCAATATATATGTAATGAGTTTTTTATATCCCAGAGATTTGGTGACTCGCCAAGCTGCAGAGTACAATATGCTACACGCATTTTTGGTTCCATCGGTACAACACCGAGTTACCTCTAAAGTCCAACCATTGTCAAGATTTCTGGATACTGGTCTACCAACCATGATGACACCGACCACGGCATCATCTTTGGAACAAGCAATTTGAAATATGGAACCTACTGGAGCCTTGTGATGCCTATGGTGGGTGTTAATAAAAAATTGAGCCTCTGCTTGTTTGATCGGAGTGAGTTCAAGCCTACTCATCTTGGAAGTCTCTAAACCAGAAATATCCAAGCAACATCACTATGCCCAAAAAAAATAATATGAACGATGCGATGCAGTCTGCCGTTAGTACTTCTGGATTCATATAGCACAATATTCTCTATACAAACAAGCCTCTAGCACTTCCTCACATAAGGTCTGGGGTAATTTACTTCTCTCATAGGCATCTTTAAGACCTTGGGTTCCAGTCTGGGAGCCTCTAGGAGCCGAGACATGGCACTTCATACCATTCTTACACGCTCTCCTTGACCTCCAGTTACGATTGTTAGTCCAGATGTCCGTAGGTTTCATATTGCATTCCCCATACTGACAATAGGTCACGCAATGGTGGTAAGGCAGAGCCACCATAAAGGGAGCCTTGCGTAGCTTACCTCTGGGGTTCTCTATATAATATATAAGGTTAGGATTAAGGCTTTGATAGTATCGGATTATCTCCAGAGTCTTTTGTACCAGTTCGATGCCTAGTCTGGCACTAAAGGTTTTGGGTAAAAAGGTCTGTCCCTTAACCCAGTTTCTGCCTATGGCACTAACTGAAAAGCCTTGGCATGGGGGTGAGGCCCAGATGACATCTGGGACAAAAGGAACTACCTTGGGGTCGAAGTTACGGATGTCCTCGACATAGTCGATGCCCTCAAAGGCATTGATGTCAGAGGAGAAAACATTGTAGCCTTTGGCATCGCAAACTTTACCGATGCTACGGCTACCAGAAAAGAGTTCTAGTACATTCATAGTTGATTTAATTTAGGGTGTGTGATTTGAATAATGATATTCTCTCGTAGGATGTAATGGTCTGTGCCATCGGAGAGGATTTGAGTATCCCTCGCCTCAAGCTTTTCCCTCAATATGGTCATATCGATTTCGCTTATGCGAATGGAGTCGATGGTGTGAATTTCATCACGCATCTGGGCATCCAGTTGAATGCGACCAATGGGGAATAGCTTACTGGTTTTAATTTCCATATACAAAACTACTACTTCTTTAGGAATTTTTTAATCTGTGCCATCAATTCCGTTAACTCGGTAGTAGTCTCTGGATACAGAATGTCACAACCAAACAAGGTATCTACCTCATCGTATAAGTCAGAGAGTAAGATATTGGGTATGTCCAATTCGCTCATGTCTGTCTGGAGAGTGGAGTTTTCTACAATATCACCCACTTTGCCATACCATCCCCAGAGGTCTTTGGGATTAAAATTATCCCACATTACTTTGTGGTTATGCATCATAATATCCAGAACTTGAGTAGAGGGCAAAACAGACCATCTGATGTCCTTAATATCATCATCGAGATGATAATTATATGGAGATGCAAATAACTTCTCCAGATAGTCTTTCATGTCTTCCTTTTTAGGGGACTCCTCAAGGTAAGTAAAATGATAAGCATAGGGAATCGTAGGTTTATCATCACCCCAGACTGCATCTTCGACTGCATCTTTAATGTCCTCGCCATCCACCTTAACGATTCTCAAGTCCTCATCCAGACTATCCTTATCCATGAATCCCTCTTTGATAGCATCCTTGATGGAGGCATGGTGTTCTTTAATATCTGCCTCTGCCTCTTCTCTGGTATCAAACAATACGCTAACCTCTCCGTTGAAAAAAGCATCATCCCAATTAGAGCCATAAAGCCTCTGGACTTTATAAAATGCTTTAGGAGCTTTGGGGAGGTCATTGCCTTTCTCATCAACACTATCCCATGTGGGGGTTGACTCTCCATTAAAAGTTTTTGCGACCTCTTGTTTCGCTTGGTCGAGCGAGTAATCACCATTGTCCAGTAGGTCAAGGATGAAATCAATTTGTTTAATGTGACTCATAATAAATTTGTTTAGTTTAAAAATAAATAGTTTTCCTACCCAGAAAGCCTCCCATCGAACTAACAATGGGAGGCTTTTTTTGGTGTGATCAAACTCACCATCCATAAAAATACCCTTGATATTTGCAGTTCTTGGGAGCAAGTTTTGAGTCCCATTTGACCGAATCATCTTCCACCAGTATGGGGAACTTAACAACCATGTTGCGTAAGGTCTTACGTTTCTTCCTAACACTCTTGTTGTAGTCTGCTATTAAATACCAGATTCGCTCACCATCCTCTTGTAACATACCTATCTTGTGACCCTCTGGATACTCATTAGCTTTGATTAGCCGTGGGGGATGGGCAAGGAGTAATCCCTTATCCCTATCACCATCACCACCATTCATCTCATCCAGAAGTTCATAATAGTCCTTGCCTCCAAATTCACCATACCCCTCGTATTGCGTTTCAAGGTATTTGTTGCCTTTGTCATCAAGCATTGTTACATCAAAAGTTTCACGTTTTGAATAAGTATTCGGTATACTCTTGTTTGTATCCGAAGTCTTCCAACTAAAAAATCCCATAATAATATTGTTTAAATTAAAAAATAGTTTTCCTACCTCAAAACCCCACCTCGACCGAAGTCAAGAGTGGGGCATCAAGGAACTAAACTAAACTATACTAACACTTAATTACGGCACTCACGCAAGGGGTTTGGCATCCGATGTTATCAACGTACTCTACGATAGCTTTATAGGAGCCATCCTTATCACCCTCGGCTACGGCAATGAACCCATAATCATAAAGCATGGTCGCAGTATCGATATCCAAGTTGGTGGAATGCTCCCAACATTGTTCTACCACGGCTTGTATCCACCTCCAATCGCAATGGAACCGAAGATGGTCATCATCCTTACTCCCCTCTACCCATCCCTCAATGAGGTTATCCTTATTCCACCACAAGCGAATGTCGGTGGTCTGATTCTCCAATCCTAACCACTCGGCAAGAGCAATGTTCTGCTCCGTGATTGTGGGGGCATTTTGACCTAGTGGAATTTGTGCCGGATTGTGTCTGGACTCATCGAAATCACTCCAGTATGCCTTGCCCAGATGCATAGGTTGAATCCATGCACCAAAGTAGTCGAAAAACTCCTCTTTGCTCTTCTGGCCGTGCCGATTTCCACCCTCGGATTTATTCCTAGAATCGGCAATGTCTTTGTACTCTTTATAAAGGAGGTCTTTTATGTTCTCCTCACTCGTGCCAAAGGCTATCAATACCTCACCATGAACCTCATCGCATCGACCGACCCAGATGGTTCCTAAAATTTCACTTGCCTTGTTACACGCATCAATCATTTCTTGATGATGCTCTTCAAGGTTGCTCGTGCCAATTATCTCATCGATGTAATTAGCAGATTCACATACACCACTAATGATGGTGTTAATGTCTTGTACTTGTTTTGGTATTTTCATAATAATTCAATTTAATTTAGTTTAAAAAATGACTTCTACCCAAAATCCCCCACTACCAATTAAGATAGTGAGGGTGTGGTCTGGAGTTAGAGGGTATCTTACACCTTAATGCCTAGACTCGCAAGGTGGGGTTTGTTGAGTACATCTTCACCATCGGCAATCATCTCATCATAACCTCCTTGGAGGACTGCAAGACCTTTATCACCAAATAAAGATAGGGTCTTCGCCAGATTGATACTTCGGCTCGTTCTCCCCTTTTTAACTCGTGGTTTCCAGATAGCATATCCATCCTCTCTGGCTATGATGATGCCCTCCTTATCTCTCTTTTTATTCTCCATGATTTGCAGAACATCATTCAACACACAATCCCAATCCTTATTCAAAGGGGTGTCATTATAGATGTAAGCCGTATCGTACTCCTTGAGTATCTTCCAGTCGAATTGGGACATAATGGGCATCCCTTTTTTGTCTTGACCCATGCATTGGTCATACTGGTTACCACCACCCCATGCATCATCAAATACATGGGCAATGAATTTGCCATCAAAGTAGAAGTCGCAATTTAACCCACTCATGCCATCGTGTCCACGATGATACTTAACTTTTTTAAGGGTTATTCTGTCTACTAATTCCGTAAGATCTTTTAGTTCACTCATAATAATTTCATTTAATTTAGTTAATAATAATTACCCAAAATGCCCCCCTACGAACTAACATAGGGAGGCTTGGGGTCAATAGAGGCTCTGTATTAGCTTATCATCTGTTTAATGATAGATATCAGTTGAGCATTACTGAAGTCTCCATACTCCCCACTTGGAGGGGGTGTAAGGGTCAAAGTGTTAGGCTCTTGTTTCAACGCAGATAGTTCATCTCTAACCTCACCATATTTCACTTGAATCGTATAAAGGTCATCCATCTCATTCTTCAACTCAACACATCGTGCCTCATACTCATCCAGTTTGAAGTCTTTCTCATTCTCCAGTTCCTTGATGCACACATCGGAAAGGACTATGTTATTCTTCAACTGGGCAACCTCTTTCTCCAGTAGCCTCTCATTGTTTATAGAGGTGCTTAATTGATGTTCAAGCGTTTGGATACAAGCATAGTGACCACAATCATTCTTGGAGGATTCCGTAGTTAACCTATCAACCTCCGACTCCAGATATTGAATAGTCTGCTTTTTAAGATTCACGGCATTGTTCATGGCATCAATGGTTACATAGTTTAAAGGTAAGTTCTCCTCTCGGTTATGAATGATGTCCTTGAGCCTCTTAATTTCCCACTCCAATCTACCTACCCTCGGCAATTTGTTAGCCAGAACCGAGTTCATTAAGTATACTTCACCCCTAGCCGTGACCACATATTTGCCATCCTGTTTTTTAAAGTATCCCCTATCTGACAAGACACCTAACTGGACACTCCAGTATCCCTCTTGGTATGCCTTACCATTTAACTCCTCACATATAAAGGTCACTATCTCCTTTCTGGTCTTGGGAGTGTTAGCCTTAATGTAGGCTAGTACTTTCTGCGACTTGTTTAAGGTAACTTTCTGGCTATTGATGTAGCCACCACATCCCATCGCATTAATCTCATCAGTCGCACCCTCCAGAGTGTCATGCTCACCAACAAAAGTGTTGCTTTCATGGATGTCCATTGTTGTTACTGAAAAGTCTGTAGGGTCGGTATGAAATTCTTCAACCATTGCCCAAATTTTGAATTTTGTTTCCATAGTACTTTTAATTTAGTTTAGTTAATAATACCCACAAATCCCCCCATCGAACTAACAATGGGGGGCATGGGTCTGGGGTTATTACTTGTCAGAGGCTCTTATCCCAATTTGAGTATGCCCACTCCTCCAGAATCTCTTCGATGTCCTCCCAACAATCTGACATACAATCTGGAACCTCTTGCCAATCGATATCATTAGGCTCTCTGGAGCCATCTGTTACGAGTTTAAGTGTACCCTCAATCTCTACCAGATGGGGAGAGGTTCTCCCATCAGTATATCTCAACTCCATATTCCATAGGGTATCCCTATTGGATATATGGATGTGATAGTCTGGATAGTATATGCCTCGGTTATCACATTTCCATGTCCACATATGTGGCTCTTCAATTCCAGAGGTATCATGTACCTTGGTCTTCGCATAATTCCATAGTCTTTTCTTCATTATCTTCTGTATTTAATTTGAGTTAAATGCTCATGCTTTACCCAGTATCCAATGCTCATTTTAGCCATCGATACTGCGTGGTTTATATCCTCTCCGAAGATATAGCCATAAGACTTCTTTTCCTTGATTACGTGATACATTTTCATAGGCTTATGCTTTTAAAGCTTTGGGGGTAGAATCATCTGTCTTGAACTCCGTTCCATCACCCTCACCAATGCCAACATAAAACTTGCATTTCTTACAACATAAATCAATGTCGTAATAGCTTGAGTATGTACCACAACAATCGGTCATCCTTTCACCCTCGGCATTGTACTTCTTGGTGATTAATTTATGCTCCCAGATTAAGCCGTTTGAGATGTCAACGACAAAGATTTTATTGGTGGGGTGTAGTGTTAGAATCTCGGCTATATATGGCTCACCCTCCCATGTGGGGTCAACGTACTCAAGTCCTACGATTTGTTTAGTAGCTATAGACAAGAGGGAATCTGAACTATAATGAATCTTAAAACTCCACTCATCACCCTCTTTAAGGCATCCCTCTTCATTCCAGAGTTTAACGAACTCTACGATGTCCTCAACTGGGAGATAGGGTAAACTCCACCCATTCCATCTCTTATGATGGTCGAGGTAGCAAATAGGAAATTTGGCATCTATGCCATCTATTGAAATTTGTGCTTTTTGATAAGTCATAATATTAAATTTAGTTTAGTTAATAATACCCACAAAGCCTCGACCGATTAGGGTACGAGGCGAGGGGTCTGGGGTTATTGGTTTAAGCTTTATTGTCGGCTCTGTTTACCAATTAATAGGATGCATCCGACACATCCAAAAAAGAATAAAAATCCACTATAGATTGATGCCTCTGGTGAATTGAAATGAGGACTCGTTAAGCTTATCATTAAACCCATATAACAAAGCACCAAAGATACCAATGGTGATAATTGTTTAATGATGTAAATACTGGCATTGATTGTGCCTCTTGTCTCGATTAAATTTGCGATGTAATTTTTCATAATAATTCAATTTAGTTTAGTTAAAAATACCTACAAAGCCCCACAACCAATTAAGGATGTGAGGCGAGGGGTCTGGGGTTATTGGTTTTTACCACCTTTGAACTGGTGGTTTTTTCTTCAACTCTTCAAAGGTCTGTTCTTTAACTTTACGTAAGCCTTGGACACATCCCAGAGGTTGTTCATTCCACTTTCTGTCATATAGATATACTATCCAATCATTATAATATTTATGCGTTTGAATAACACAAGCAATTTTGGTCTTCTGTGGCTCATATTCATTGGTGCAAAGTATATGTTCCTCATTTGTCCATTTGACCCATTTTAAATCTTTAGTTTTTGTCATAATACTCTAGTTTTAGTTTAGTTTTTTTGATGACTGTTTTTTTGATCTAGCTTTTAAATTCGTGTAATGTAACGGCAATAATCATAAATATTAAAGGGAATAATATGGCTATTTGTAGCACCTCTACAATGCCCCAGAACGCAAAGCAAATCATTCCAGATGCAATAAGCACAAACATTAAAATAGCCATAAAATAAATGATGTAATCGATAATCTTGTTAGTCATAATAATTTAGTTTAGTTAGTAATACCTACAATGCCCCCTAACGAACTAACGCTAGGAGGCTTATAGGAGGCTTATAAGAGGCTTAATGTATGCCGATGGCTATAGCTACATTTTTTAATGCCATCAATCCACAAGCATGACCCTTGCCAGTACATGACCCACAAACAGATGGACAAACGAATACTTTATTATACCCTTGATTTTTTGCCGATTGTCGCACCTCATTAGCGTATTCTTTCCAGTTAGTTGAGGTCTGTTTTACCTTACTGGGAACGGCTATGAATTCACCTCTGGTACATGGTAATAATTCCATTAAAGGTTTTAAGTGAGTATACCTTGACCCAGAACTTAAATTCAATCGGTAGTTATCTGGAAATTTGCCTTTATACTCTAGGAAATAATTCCATGATTTGCTATAACCATATGACTGGATGTCTGGTCGAGTCTTCAACTGGTCAAACCAAAACTGGAGGTCTTCAACACTACTGAAGTCACCATCTACATATAACCTTAAATCGGCTCCAGTTTTGATGGTCTGGAATGCATCGGCTATAATGTCCTTACGTTCAATCATAAGGATAAAACTCATGAACTGGCGAAAGAATGCACTAGGATACCTCCATGCCTTTAATGAATAGCAAAATTTGGCACATTCGAACGCTCCGTTACAAGTGAATAAAGGGAGGCTTGAGAACGTGTAAAAAGGGAGTTTTTTATTTCCGTTTTTATTGAATAGAGTAAAAGGTAAATTGGTGTGGTCTGAAGTTATGCCATCTGATGTAAAAGCTTTGAATTTCTTGATGTTATAAAGCCATGTATTCGATTTGTGTTGACTAGGTATAAGAGTTAATTTGTCTTCAAGGGTCTGTAGGTCTGAAGTTAATCCTATTAAGCCTTTATGTCGGTAGGTATTCACTAGGAGCATTAAAGCCTTTTTATTCATTACTGGTGCGTTTTTCATATTGTTTAGTTTAGTTAATTAATAGTTAAAAACTAGTGTAAATATAGTGTAAAACTAGTTAGTAAACAATGGCATGATTTAATTATACCTAAATTGAAAGGTCAAAATGTATGTAATCTATTGCTGATCAGCGGCTTATGATGCATTTTTTAGGTGCATTTTGTTCTAATTTTTTTTAGGCTTACTGGGTATTGACCAGTTATAAACCGATAGTTCTCTATTCGGTTTAATTTCTTTAAGCCAGTCTTAAAGACCTCTTTAACCTAGTAGGCTCCTATCCATATCCTAATGACTCTTTTAAACTGGTGCGAACTGGTGCGACTTTCCGAGATTTTTAGCATATTGCAATGGCCCACTAGATGGGGAGCTTGTCCTATAATTATTATTATGTTAAGTAGGGAGGTCGATTTGACCCAGAACGAACGAGCCAAAAAGTCCAGATATTTCTGGAAAAAGACCCACCCCCCCCCTCGATTTCCAATCCGTTTCCCCAGAGCCGGGCCGCTTGTGTGCTATATAATAACCCTCGACTTCGGTATGTGTAATAAAAATTTTTACTATCTTTGTTAAATGGCAAAGTCAAAAAACACACCAGGGATCTACAAGGCTATCAAGAGTAGCTATCCAAAGAAAGGAACTCCGAAACACAAAGGTGATGACGAGTATAAAACTTTAGAGCATAAGAATCATTTCTACGACAACGACTACACTATCAAGAATGGTAGGTTAGTAAACAACGCACCGGACACAGAGACGGGCATCTTCAGGGCGGGACAGATAAAGAATTCTGCGAAGAACATGAAGAAGATCATGCAGGGCGTTGATGCTATCCGGATAGCCAAGATGATAGACAAGGACGAGGGTAGTTTATAAGCAATAACTAGTTTTCCATTAGTTACAAAAGGGGCAAAGACATTTGGGGGTCTAGCCCCTTTTTATTATCTTTATATTCAAGATGGATTACGTTCACGACCAAACTTTTTTCGTATTAGATTACTACAGCAGTTTCACTTTTTCTTTTGAGGAGTTAACTTTTGATTACATTTCTTAACAATTAGTGTCGGTTTATTCTTTTTAATGTCGGTTTAATGTCGACTTTATGTCGGTTTAGAAAACTATAAGTTATTGATTTATAATATATTAATATAGTTCAATGTCGGAATGTCGACTTTAGTACGTACTATAGAGATTTAAAAAAACCATATTATATTATAATAAAAAGTAAAAGGGAGTTGGACCGGTGTTAAGTTGACACTTCGACATTCAATTTTTGGAGAAGACTTCAAACTCAATAGAGAGTTTTTCTGTTAGGTATTTACAGTCTATTAGTTCCCAATCTCGTCCTGATCCCTCGTCCATAAAGTCTTCCATTTCCTGCTCGTCATAAAAGTAGAAGAAGATTTGTTTATTATTAAAAAGGAAGTCGATAGCATATTCATCGATAACGGTATGAGGGGGATTGGTAGCGACATAGACCACTTGTATATCGCCTTTAGTTTGTATCAATGCTCTATAGATTTTCATAATGTTTATATGTATATCCGGGATAAGCTATTAAAGTTCGACAAAAAATTTAACTTTGTATAAAATCAAATCAAATTAAATGATAGTTAAAGACATCAGTTTCGACTCTGACGGTCGAGACAAGTTACTTTCCGGCATCAACAAATTAGCCGATGCAGTTAAAAGCACCCTCGGAGCTGGAGGCGAAACCGTTCTGATAGAATCGGAGCAACACACGGGTGGACTAACGATTACAAAAGACGGGGTGACCGTTGCCAAGAGCATAACCTTAATGGATCCTATTGAGAACCTGGCGGTAACGATGATGAAAGAGGCCGCTGAAAATACTGCCATCACTGCTGGTGATGGAACGACTACGGCAATCGTGTTAACACAATCTATAATCAACACGGCATTAGATTATATTGCGAAGAGTAAGCCAGAGGATATTAACAAGATGGAGATGATAGGTGCTATTCGACAGATGAGCGATAAGATTGTTAAGGTATTATTAAAGTCGGCAAAAAAAATTACCACCAAGGGCATCTTAAATGTTGCCACGATAAGTTCTAATAATGATGATAAGTTAGGCTCGATCATTGCGGAGGCATACACTAAAGTAGGTCGTGGTGGCGTAGTCACATTGGAGGACTCAAAAAATTCTGATACCTACTGCGACATCATTGAGGGTGTTAAGATACACCGGGGATTCACCTCCAAGCATTTCATCAACGACATTCGCAAGGAGATGTGCGTATTAGACAAGCCGTACATTTTAGTTACCGATCAGGAGATTAATAGCATTAGTGCTATTGACAAGGCATTGACTCCGGTATTAAAAAAGGGTCGCTCTGTTCTTATCATCGGCAATGTTGGTGAGAACGCCATTAAGACATTAGCCGTGAATCACATGAAAGGCATCATCAACGTATGCAATATCATCCCTCCTCAGTTTGGATATAAGTCTCACGAGTTGTGCCAGGATATAGCCCAAGCTACGGGAGCGAAATTTTTCTCCGAGAGCATGGGTGATGACTTGAGTCTCATTGAGTTTGATGATTTAGGTGAAGCTAAGAAAGCCATCATTACGGCAGAGACAACGGTGTTGACCTTAACGGAGAATGCTCCTCTCATTGAAGACCACATCAAATCGCTATGGGAACTTCACGATGAAACAAAATTAAACCACGAAAAGGCGTTCATCAAAGAACGCATAGCCACTTTAACCGGAGGCATTGGCGTGGTTTATGTGGGGGCCAATTCCGATATTGAGTTAAAGGAAAAAAGGGATCGTGTAGATGATGCCATCTGTGCGACCCGTGCCGCCCTTGAGAATGGCATTCTTCCTGGTGGAGGGATAGCCTTAAAAAATATCGCCAATAATTATAAGACCAATGGCAGTACCAAGTCGGAGACATTAGGGCAAGTGATTTTAATGAAATCATTATCACAGCCGTTCGCCATTATCTGTCGCAATGCGGGAATTGATCCCAATGAGATATCAAAAAAATTCGATGCCAACGGCATAGGGGTCGATGTTCGCACCAAGGAGGTAGGAGATATGTATAAACTTGGCATCATTGATCCTGCCAAGGTTACTGCGTGTGCTATTGAGAATGCTGTTTCGGTAGCGACCACAATATTAAGCACTAATGCAATCATCACAAATGTAAGATTATGAAAGCAATAGGTAAACACATAGTCATCATGCCCATCAATGAGGAGACAACTACTCAGAGCGGGCTTATTATGTCTGGCGATGAGATGGATGAGATGCGCTATAAAAAAGGTAAAGTAATAAGTTCGGGAACTGAGTGCAATCACATTGACAATGAGAGCATTGTGTATTATGACAAGGCTGCCGGACACAAAGCCAGACTTAATGGTGACACTATTTATACCATTATCCAAGAGAGGGACATCGTAATATGTCTATAAAATTTATTACCTTTGTACAAAAGGAATAGATGAACCCAGAAAAATTTGATTTGAAATTTCTGCTAACTATTGCTATATTTATAGGCGGCATAGGAGGGTTTTATTATAACACCTCCTACAAGTTGGAACGGATGGAGCAGCGCATGGAGATATTAGAAGAGGACAGCAAGACCATCATACGTTTAGAGGAGAGGGTAAAATCTATACAAAACCAAACGAATGAGATATATGAACTTCTTAGGGATATTGTTCGTTCTTCTGCTAACGATTAGTTGCGAGACTAGTCATAGTAATGAGCGGATCGATGATGTTGACTCCGTAAAAGTCGATAGCGTAGATGCTCGTACTTATTTAGAGGAGGAGGAAAAAAAAAAGAATGTCAACAAAAGTTAGATGGGGTCGATGCACGTTTGGATAGCATTAAAATATTGTTGAAGAAACATAAACAACATTTACGTAAATTAAAAAAAGATGGCAAGAACAAGCGGAAAAGCATTTAAAGATCATTATAAGACTAAGATGGAGACTGTCGACTTAGGTGGCGATAAGTTTAAAATTAAAAAAGGTGGGTTCCACGAAACAACTGGAACACCCCCCGGCGATAAGATTCCAAAATCTAAATGGAGAGCGGCCCTTGCAGGGAAGTATGGCAAAAAGGGTGAGAAACAGGCTCGGACCGGTTTGGCGATGATGGGAAAAACTGCTGAAGAATACGGAGTATGAAAAAGCTTTATGAAAACATATTATATTTTATTAACTCTATTCTTATTAGGCTCGTGTGGTGGTGTTAAAGATGGATGCTATTATCCTGACCCTCCACCTACGTATAATAAAGATGGACAAATTATTAAACAATGACTTATAGAACTTCACAACCACTACATCCCACCGAGGGTGGCAAACCAAAAAGAAAAACCGTTACTAAAAAGAAACAAGTTTTAGTAGATAAAAGTTTTAGTCCCCCTTTGAGAGGCTCGGTTGAGACTCGCACTAAACAGATCAATAGGAAAGCAGGGTCAAAACGAAGAATCACTAAGACGAAAGAAAGGGTTATCAATGCCGCTAAAGATGGAGCGGAGTATAGAAACTATGAATTTCCGAAACGCCATGTTGTAAAGAAGAGCAAGGTCACCAGGGATCAATTTGGTCAAGGTCATATTAAAAAGAAAACTTCTGTTAGGAAAAAGGGAAAGATGGCCCCACAACATACTACAAAGGATAAGTACAGAGGTGCTAGAGGAATTGCCCGTGGAAGAAGAAAAGTATTAGGAAAAGAATAGTAGCCATGAGAAACAAGATGGATGGCCCCGGTAGGTCAAAGAAGAAACAGGCTAAAAGGATTATGACAACAAAGGAGAAGTTGCATGGTCATTGGCGGGCACCCGGACAGAAAGGATTCTTTAAGCAGTTCACGATGGATAACCTAAAGAAAGATTACAAGTGGGCCTATG